TGGCTGCGGCAAGACTACCTTTGCCAGAATTATTGCCAACAAGCTAAACATAAGTTATTCTCAAATCACTGAAATAAATGTAGCAGACTCTCGAAAGATTGACGATGCCAGAGAGATTATTGAGGCTTTGAGATATGCCCCGCTCGAAGGTAAAGGCAAAGTAATCATCTTGAATGAATGTCATGAAGCAGTGAAGCATTTCCAAGATGCTTTGCTCGAAATAATGGAGGAGCCACCGGAAAATACCTACTTCATTTTATGTACTACCGACCCACAGAAATTGCTTCCGGCAATCAAGACAAGGGTAACACCATATCTTATTACTACCCTTGACTCCGAAGTGATGACCAAGTTAGTTACAAGGGTAAGTAAAAAAGAAGAGATTGACTTGTCTGACCGGATGATTAAAAGAGTAGTACATGCCGCTGAAGGCGTTCCAAGATCTGCTTTGGTTCTGCTCAATGATCTTCAAGGTCATGAAGACTCTGATAGCCAAAAGATTATCATCGAAAATTTTCAGTTAGAAGACTCTCCGAAGATAAATCTACTTTGCCAACATCTTCTTAAAGGTGCTTCATATAAGGAAACAATGAAGGTAGCTAAAGAGATTGAAGAGGATGCTGAAAGAGTTCGCAGAGCTATTATGAACTACATGGCAAAAGTACTTCAAGGCAAACCACACAAGCGGGCAGCGATGATTATGGATAACTGCTGGGATTCATGGTATTGGGTAGGTAGGTCAGGACTTTTCTTAACCATCTACCACATTATGGAAGGAGACAAGTAAATGAAACCCAAGGTGAAAGCATATATAAGGAAGTTAAGATTCGAAATGCAGATGAGGCATCTCATGGCGAGGACTGGAATGCTACATGATTTACTTCAATCTGTAGTCAAAGCCGGTGGCGCTGCTTCTTGTTTTACTATACCAAGATTAAAACAAATGTCGGCGTATGATCTTATCCGCGTTCTCGCCACCAACAAAATTACTTTTACTTCAAAAGAAAGAGAGGACCAATGCCAAGACGTATCAAAATAAAACCTGGCTATTGCTACAGAATATCTGGCAATCATCCAGAACGGATTCATGTTCGAGCAGTCATAGATAACTCACATGTTGTCTATGCTTTTTGGCGCAAAGGGTTCTGGTCATATACAGTAGATAGTCTTCACTACCTGGGACTTCTTTACAAGAACGGAGTACTTCACTCAGTCGGCAATTCATTATTCCTAACTGGATTGCCACCGATACCTTATGGCCTCCTTGACGTCGCGTTTCTCTATAAGAGGAGAAATCATGAGAAATAGCAATCTTGAGCAAGAAGACATTGACTACATAAATATGAATCACCCTGGGGAATGCTGCTTTAATATCTTATGTAGTCAATGGAAAAAATCAAGTATGCATTTCTGCAAAGCAGGTTTATCGAAATCTATTGTCAAACCTGGATTACTTGGCAGTATTAGTATTTGCCTCGGTTACTGTAGTCAAGACAAGTATCACGAAAAAGCAGTTAATCATTGTTGGCCGAAGAGACAAATAGAATCAGTTAAACTAAAATTCAGGAGAAGAAAATGAAAAAATTACTACTCGTAACTTTAATCTTTTTACTGACGGCTTGTGCAAGCCAAACCGCGCAACAGGTTATAGACAAACATGCACTAGTCATAATCTTTGAGACTCCACAGCATTACGAAACCGTTTACAGGAAAGCTTGTATCGAAGCAATGAAGCACGAGTTGGGTTTTTTAATGGGAGGACGAATATCTGTTAAGACAAATTTGTACCCGGATATAAAACAAGGTCATATATCTATAGCTCGTTACCATGTTGACAGGTCATTTTATATAGTCATTCGTATCGACGGTAGTGATAGTGCGGCGACATGGATTACTATGTATCTATCACTAACAACCTGGGAACGAACAGCATTACAAATAAAAGAAGCGATACTGAAGCAGGAGACAAAATGATTGACTTCACTCATCTTCATGTGCATACCGAATACTCTACCCTTGACGGTTTTGGCAATGTTAATGCTTATGCCAAACGCGCTTCCGAGATGGGGTATAGTCATTTAGCTTGCACCGACCATAGTAGTATAGACGGATTGATTCAATTCCAGAAAGCTTGTGTAGCGAATGAAGTAATCCCAATTTCTGGATGCGAGCTATACGTCATTCCTAAAATTGCCAAGACTCGGAAGCAAGGCCATTTACTGACACTCATTAAAAATAAAACAGGCTTTAATAACTTATGTAAGATTCTCTCCTTTGCCAATGATAAAGGCTTTTACTACAAGCCACGAGTTACCTTTGACTACCTTCTCGAACACCTTGAAGGATTAATCATTGCTACCGCTTGCCCTGCATCGTTTGTCAACATGGATGCGGGATTAGAGTTCTTGAAAGCCATTAACAAAAAGATCGGTGAAGACCTTTACTTTGAAGTAATGCCTATGGATACTGACTGGCAAAGAGAGCATAACAAGAAAGTAATTAAGCTTGCCAAGAAGTTCGGACGAAACATTTTCGTATCTAATGACTGCCACTATGTCAACCGGAGTGATGCCAAGGCTCAAGAAGTACTACTCGCAATCCAAACAAAAACAACCTGGAACAATGAAAAAAGATGGAAGTTTGAAATCAACACATTGAACCTGAAGTCTTCGAAAAATATGTTCTCCGCAATGAAGAAGCAAGGTATCGGCAAAAAGAAATATCTCACTAATACTATGGAGATTGCAGAGAAGTGCGAAGACTTTCGACTCACTCCCAAAAAAGTAATGCTACCTCGTAAAGGCGTACACAGATCTATGGAAAGAGAATACATTGGGATTGCTTGTGGAACAGGTATGCTTCGAAACTTTGACAAGAAATTCAGTGAAATGCCAGAATACCAGGCAAGATACGAACGAGAGATGAATGTAATTGAAGGCAAAAAATTTCTAAGATATTTTATCATTGTCGAAGATTTTATCGAATGGTGCAAGGGTAACAACGTCTTAGTTGGTCCCGGTCGTGGCTCTGTTGGATGCAGTCTCGTTGCCTACTTGCTAGGCATTACTACAATCGACCCGATTGAATGGGACCTGCCCTTTGAACGCTTTATCACAGAAGACAGAATTGACTTTCCCGATATAGATATAGACATTGAGCATACCAAAATCAAAGCAGCGATTGCCTACCTGGAACAGAAGTATGGAAAAAATCATGTAGCAGGTATAAGCACTTTCAATCGAATGAAGTCAAGGGCAGCAATCAAAGATGTGGCGAGAGTATTTCAAATCAATGACCATGAGACAAATGAGTTCACCAAAACAATCGACCGTGAAATGGAAAACGGATTAGACATTGCCCTTGAAAGTCCTGAAGGCATTGAGTACTCTATGAAGTATCCTGAAATAATTAAACTTGCGAGAAAGTTAGAAGGTCAAATCAGGACGAGAAGTAAACATGCCGCCGGACTAGTTATTAGTAAAAGGAATATAAGAACATCTGGAAGATGCAATATTATCATTCGAGATGGAATGCAAATGGTTAACTGGGAGAAAGATGATACAGAGTACATGGGTTTGATGAAGTTAGATATCCTATCTCTCAAAATGTTGAGCATTCTCGGTATGACTCGCGATTTAATACAAGATAATTATGATAAAAAGATTATCTTTGAAGACATTCCACTGGATGATAGTAAAGTTATAAGTGATATTAATCAAGGAAATGTTATTGGTTTATTTCAAGTAACAGGTTATGCTACCAAGTCATTAATTGATCAAATGCCTATAGAAGTATTTAACGATATCGTGGCAGTCATTGCCCTGTCAAGGCCCGGTCCACTTGGTTCTGGAATGACTAATGACTACATACTTCGAAAGAACGGAGGAAAATGGAATGCGAAACACGCTATATATGAGACCATTACACAGAATACATATGGGTTACTCGTATACCAGGAACAAGTTATGGCCGTTATCCACAAAGTCGCTGGACTACCGTATAGTACGGCAGATAAAATTCGGAAAATCATCGGAAAAAAAAGAGACCCGAAAGAATTTGCCAAATATAAGAAGCAATTTGTCAATGGCTGCCGTTCAGAAAAAACTCTTTTACGAAAAGAAGCAAAAACGTTCTGGCAAGGATTGCAAAGTTGGGCAAAGTACGGTTTCAACTTAGCTCACTCGGTCGAGTATGCTACCATTGCCTATTGGTGTGCTTGGATAAAACATTACTACCCAACAGAATTCATTTGCTCCTCTCTTACTTTCGGCGCGAAAGATAAAAAGAAAGAGTTAGTTGAAGAAGCTTACAGGGTAGGGCTTGAGCTAATACCTCCTATGGTTAAAGGAGAAACTCAGGCAACTAAGTGGGTAGCAAAAGAAGACAAGTTATACATACCTTTCAGAGAAGTAGAAGGATTGGGTGAAGTCAAAGCACATGAAGCAAAGCAAACAAGAATGACTGCAAGTCTCTTTGGTGTCACGAAACCGCACGATGATGCACTGGCAAAAACATTACTCAATATTGATGCCTATCGAGAGAAGGAAAAAACAATCCCAACCAGGACTTTAAAGAAGTACTTCAGTTTCCGAATATCTACCAGTCCAAAGCAGCAATACAAAAAACTCTATGAGTTATCCGGAAACACATTGAGAGCAAGGCATTTAGAACTTGCCCTGGCAGGTGACTATAAATATCTCAAGAAGCATTTTGATTGGGAGAAGTTAATTCAGGAACCTTCTTTCGATTTAAGAAAAAGATTCATGAAAAAACTTTGGAAATGTACTGCTTGCGATTTAAAAATAAACTCTCCAGTCACCATTGCTCCGAAACTTGGAGAGTTCAACATTGCAGTCATTGAAGAATCCAAGGGTAGTAAAGTTATTTGGAATGCAATGAAAAAAAGAAAGTACTACCCGAAACATTTCTATGTTACAACTATAAACAAATGTATGCCAAGACACAATGACGTAAGCGCAATAGAAATAGACGCTTGTTCATTATGGCTTAATAAAGAGTTAAAGAAAGTCAAACCAGTTATCTCTATAGCATTCGGAAATAATGCCTTGTATTACTTCACCGGCAAACTATCTGGCATTACTGCATTAAACGGAACTACTCAATGGCTCGAAGAGTATGGAATGTGGGTTTGTTGGTGTATTCATCCATCATCTACTCACCGTAATCCTGAAAATAAAAAGCACTTTAAGCGAGGCATGTCTAACTTTTTCAGAACTCTCAATGCTACAGGATTTAAAAATATGTTATAATGACTAGTAGCAAATTGAGAAAGGGGCACATTATGAGTTATCTTACAATTGGTTTGGGAATCATTTTCGGCGCTATAGTACTCGGGTTTCTATTATACTTCGCAGGACGGATGATAGGAGCTGGGGCAGCAAAGTCGTGGTTCGAAGAACACAAAAACCTTAAACAGACTGGAGGACAGAACAATGGGAAAAATGACTGCTAAAGAAAGAAGAAAGAAGTTAGCGAAAGGTTTGAACAATCAAATTGAAAAAGACCGGAAGAAAGCAGAGCAAGGGAAGAACCCTTCCATCGTTATTGGAAATGTTCCCTTGTGGAAATGTGGAGTAGGCGAACATATCATCGATATACTTCCCTTCTTTGCCGGTCCCAATCATCCTGATAAATCGGAAGGCGAAAATACTTATCGCTTGGAGTACTACATGCACCGAGATGTTGGGCATCAAAATGCGAGAGTACTTTGTCTACAAGCAATGGGACTTGGTGACTGCCCAATCTGCGAACACCAAGCCGACTTGATCGAAGAGAAAGCCGATGAGTCAAAGTGGAAACCTCTCCGGCCAAAGAACTGGGTGCTGTTCAATGTGGTAGTATATGACAAGGGTGAAGAGAAGAAAGGTGTTCAGATTTGGGATGCTCCTTACTTCTACTCAATGGAAAATATTATGGACATTGCCAAGATTCGGTCCCGTGGTGGCAAGCCTTCGAAGACGACTGACTTTGCCAATCCGGATAAAGGCAAGAGTATCTCATTTGAAGTCAAACCGGCGAAAGGTCAGAATGACTACCCGAAGTATACCGGGTTTAAATTCGAACCGCGTGACTACAAGATCAAAGACAGATGGCTAGATGAATGTCTCGTCTTAGATGAGTTGATTCCAATACCTACCTATGAAGAAGTCACAGAGCTTTACTTCGGGTCTGGTAAAGGACGAGCAGGAGTGGACGACGATAGAGATGATGATGACGATGACTCAACGGCTGCCGGTTTGGAAGAGTTAAACGAAGCGGAGGACATGGACGATTTAAAAGTCATTGTCAGGAAATTTGACTTGTCTACCAAAATCAAAAAGAAGTCAAAGTTCAAAAAGACTCGTAACCTTATCAGAGAGGAACTCGAGGACATGGACGACGACGATGATGATGACGATGATGATGATGATGAAGACAATGCCTTAACTTCTGAGGACGTCGAAGACATGTCTATGAAAGAACTCAAGCGAATCGTTAAAGCAAATGATTTGGAACTCGACCCGGATGACTATGAAGATGAGACAGAGTTGGCCGAAGCAGTCATCGACGAAATGGAATTGCTATAACAGAAGTACTTCAATGAAGTGTCAGGATTGAAACCCTGGCACTTTTTTTAGGTGATGCCATGGTAGACATTACAGATCAATTAGCACCTTTCTTAATCCAAAAAGAAATCGACAGGCTTAAACGAAGTACCGGCTTCAACTACCGATACAAGGGGATAGGCAAATTTGAAAGAGTACTTGAACCTGTTCGATCTGAAAATAACAATTCAACAATTGACGGCAATGAGTTATTAAACGAAAGAATTGACTCGCAACAATCGCAACAAATAACCGGAAGTCAAATTGCTAATGCGACGGTTAGCTCCGTACACTTAACAACTGTGGAGGAAACATGGGACAGCTCAAAAATAGAAGAGACAAAAAAGATAGCTCAAAAAAAGTTAAACTCAAAACAAAAAGATCTACCAAGAAAAATCGACCTGTAGCAGAAGAGTCAGATATCCCATGCGATTACTTCCCTACTGGTAGTACTCGTTTAAACCTTTCCTTAAGTGGCATGTGGGACCGTGGTTGGGCAAGGGGTAGAGTAGACAACATCGTTGGAGACAAGTCAGCCGGTAAGTCAGCATTAGCACTTGAAGCAGCAGCCAACTTCTTTTACTTCCTCCCGTTTACTGAATCTCTCATTTGGCCGAAGGTCGTCGATCCCATAGTTGTCTACAATAATCCTGAAGGTGTAATGGACTTCCCTTTAAGGTTAATGTTTGGAGACCCCTTTGTAGACTCACTCGAAATGATAAGAAGCCCAAATGTCCAGCACATGGGAAGAGACTTTATCAAGCGAGCTACTTCACTCAAGACAGGCAAGAAAACCAGGCAAGCACTTCTCTACATAGTTGACACATGGGACTTCCTAAGATCTGCCGAACAGCTTGACCGATTTAATGAGTCAATAAAAAGTGGCTCAGACATGGAAGGTAGTTATGATGGAGAGAAGCAGAAATGGTCTTCTGGGTTTTTCGCCAAAACTTCTGAGTTAATGAGTGATAATGGTACTGACGCCACATTAATCATTGTCTCACAAATCCGGAAAGTAATGAATGCTACCAAATTCCAAAAGCAGAGTTATCGAACCGGTGGCAAAGCCTTTGATCATGCTATGCACCAAGAGGCATGGATAAGAGAAGCAAGGAAAAATAAGGGAACTAAATTCGGAGAAGAACGGATTTACTCCATAGACGTAGCAGTGAAGATAGAGAAAAATAAAACTGCGAAACCATATAGGCAAGCTGAATTTACTATACTCTATGATTACGGTATAGATGATTTGACTTCATGTTTTAAATATGCGGTTGGTATACCTTCAACTAAATCCAAAAAGAAATGGAGAGGCCAAGAATTTTCCAGCATGAAAGAAGTAATTGCCTACATCGAAAGGAAAGGCTATGAAAATAAGATCAGGAAAGAAGCCGCGAAGAAATTCCGGAAAGTCGAAAAAGCTTTTAGCAAAGAAGTCTCTGACCGTAAGACGAGGTGGGATTCCCCTATTACTAGTTGACTGTCAGCCAATTTGCTATGCTGCTTTTCATGCTAATGGTCCCTTAAGTTATAACGGCAAACCCACAGGCGTTATATACGGTTTTATTAGACGCATCTTTGACTTATGCGAGAAGTTCAAAACAAACCGCGTCATATTCTTTTGGGACAGTAAGGCAACGTATAGATATAATGACTATAAGCTATACAAGTACAAAAGGGTGGAGAGACGCGCCCAAATGGAAGCCGAAGACATTGTCGAACATAACCAAATGTTCCAACAAATTGTCGAATTGAGTAAAGTTATACTACCTGACATGGGGTTCAATAATAACTTCGTTTTTCATGGATTTGAAGCCGATGATATCATTGCTCATTTACTCATGGAGAAAAACCAAGAAGGCCGGAAAATAATCATCTCCAATGACGGCGACTTCTATCAACTGTTAGACATGGCTGATATGTATCTATTCATGATGGAGAAGATCTTCACCAAAAGACTCTTCGTCAAGAAGTATGGAATCAAAGTAAGTCAGTGGGCAAGAGCGAAAGCAATTGGTGGTTGCGAAAGTGATGATGTCCCCGGCATTGAAGGAGTAAGCGACCCAAAGCATGTGAGTAGTAAAGCTTTGAAGTTCATCAATAAACAACTTACTAAGACTGGCAAAATATATGCTCGAATAGTTTCCAAAGAAGGGAAGAAGATTATCAGGAGAAACAAGATACTAGTTAAACTTCCCTACCGACCTGAAAGAATCCCACCCTATGAAGTAGCTAAAGATAAAGTCACCTTAAAGAAGATTATCAAAGTATTTACCAAATATGGTTTTGTCTCATTATGCGAACGCGAATATTTCGAGAAGATAGAAGCTAACTTCAAAGGGTGATGAAATGCCTTTCATGTGGAAGTACACTGAAGACAACTATGTATGCTTGGTAGATATAGTCAATATAAGTTCCAATGGTCATAGTACTACCTACCTACTCGAGGTAGTTAAAGTACTTGAGCCTGGATGGTTTGGAGGTATACGAGTAGGCAAACGATTTTCAGTTTCAAAGCACCCTATGAACCAAGCCGCATGGACATTGCATGGCATAACAATTGCACCGAGAGAAGACAATGGGAAAAAGATTAATAGAAACACCAAAAGGTCAAATCAAAAACGCCTTACATCGGTTGTTCCTTAGGAGTAGAGAACGAGCAGCCGCATTGAAGCGAGATAACTACACTTGCCAGAAATGTCTTCGCAAACAAACCATGGCTAAAGGCAAAGAATTCAAAGTACAAGTCCATCATAAGATTGGTAAAATACCTAATTGGGATTTAATGATTCAAGAGATTTATAAACACCTTCTCTGTGAAGCAAGGTACTTGGAAACCCTTTGCAAGCCATGTCATAAAGGAGAACACTGTCTTGAATGTGGTGAAACGAAACTAGTCAAGTTAAAAATCAGGAGGAAAGTAAAACTAAAAACTAGAAGAGAAATTAAACTAAAAGTCAGGAGGAGAAAACATGCCCCAAAAACAGTCACTGAAAATTAAAGATGTTATCCATGTCAACTTGCAATTCAAATTTACCTGCTTCAAGTGTGGAGGGAGAGTTCGTGCTCGCAGAGTCTTCGACGGTGATGACGCCGACTTGGATGATTGTATCGAAATAAAAGTTGGAAGATGTCCCCAATGCGAACAAATAAAAGAAGATAAACTCAAGGAAGCAGAAGAAGTATTGTCTTCTTTCCATCTTCTTGCGAAAAAAGCATTCGGTTCTTTTAATATGATAACTACTCCCAATGTAGAAAATGTCCTTGGAGGTATGGGAGGAGTTGGTTCAACCAAAAAAGAAAAATGGGAGTAGACATGAGTGAAAACTTAGATGGCATTACTTTTCAAGGGAAACCACTCTACGCACTCATGGAAGAAAAAATAAGGAGTGGAGAGGAGTGTCGGAAATCTATCGAAGACGATGAAGTATATCCTTATCGAAACCCACACTATACTCACAGACAAGAAAAAGAAGAACATGGGGAGATAAAACAAATGAGTCAAAAACATGTGAACGCACTTAACTACCAAAACAATATGAAGAAAGCAGGAAGTAATTGTCGTATGGGAATCATTGCTATACTGCTTGCTAATCCCGAAGAACGCTTTACAATTAAAGCACTCTCTGAAATGATTGAGACAAACCCTTCGGCAATTAAATCAGCTATGACTCGTCTCATTCACAAAACAATTCTTGGCAACTATATCCAGCGGCAACGAAAGACAGTTGGAGTCATCTCAAAGTATTACTACTGGATGAATAACGATGGATTGGAGTTGACATGGGATGACGCTTTGATAAAGTCAATGCAGTTAATTGACAACGGGAATGATCAACTCAAGGCCAATGGCAAACTTATAATGGCCGACGTTGAAGAACTCGGTGAAATGGCTACTCCGGAGGAGGTAGACAATGAGCATGATGATAAACACGAACACAAAGAAGTTAAGTTCGAAACTTTAGGATTATTGAAGTCAATTGAAATCACTTCATCAACCGTTGGTTCTGCGAGTACTACTTCCGTAATACTACACTTCTAAAAGGAACGGGTATAAGCTACAATACCGGCCAGCTTGCTTATACCCGTTACCTCACTACTCCCCTTCCTTCCATCCCAACAGCTCTCGAATATCATCATCAGCACTAACAGCCGTATTGAAACTTTTGACTAGTTCCCAATAACGATTCAAAGTACTTTTCAAATCAGCCGGAATCAATTTGAAGTTTGCTCCCTCCACTCGATGATTTACAAATGAATCCAGCCGGAGCATGTCTTTTTTGTTGTGTTTAAACTTACCTACCAAGTCAACTACAACCGAACTTTGAGAGTGATTATCAAATACTGCTTTCATGTTGTCACTAATCGTCACGGCTCGCCTCCTTTACTTTGTCTGGAAATAATGCTTTCAACTCTTCATTTTTTTTCTTTAGTAATTGATTTTCAATAATTAATAAATCTCGTTCTAAACACACCCTGCCAAACATCTCAAACATTTTATCCGTCGATATTGATTGTCCCATTTTATAACTCCTCCAATTTTTTATAGTGCACCATAAGCAATTTGTATCCAAGCACCATCAAGCCATACTACTAAAACTTTTCTTGTCGAAATTATTTGCCAGCCACTTCCATCACATATCGCCATCGTTCCATTCTGAGGACTCGAAGGCTCAGTAGACAAAACAGCTAACTTAAGCCAATTACTCACATCTACACCGCCACCACCTGAAGCACTAATTTGTATCCCTCCAGTGGCATTAATGAATACTGCACCCTGTGCCCCACTAAAAGAAATTCCTGCTGACTCTGTTCGGTTGCTTGCAGTCATTGTCGCCCACGAGTATGCTGATATATTTACTTCCGCAAACTCTCGAACACTACCACCAACAGAGCCAATCTCAAAATCGCAAGTCGCATAAGTGGTCGGCGCAATTGATAGTCTATCATTTGTAGTAATCCGCTGAATCTCTATATCGTAAGTTCCTATGCCTGAATCTTTAAAGATTATTTTGGATGGATCAGTATCTGATGGTGACATATAGATATCTCCACCGGCTTCCAGCTTAATACTACCTCCATCTTCAAGAAGAATACTCGCACCAGATTTGAGAGTAATAGCATTCTCTTTTTCAGTTGATATTTGAACTCCATTGACTTGATCATATTTAAAAAATTCTGCACTACCATTGCCTACATGGAATCTTGGCTCTCCTTCATTATAGTCAGCTTGGATACCCTTGTTTCCAAAAGTCTCGTCGTTGATATATATGTGTCCAGCAAAGCCATCCAGTACTATATGATTGTCTACATCTCCAGAGATAACTACTTTACCAGCAGATAGATAAGTACCAGCCACTTTGCCGAAAGTAATTCCATCAGGAATATTATCTAAACTGTCTGGCATTATGTCTACAGTAAAATAATCAATGAGATAAGTTGCTGTATCTCCCCTGCCCGTATGTATTTGCGGCCTGAAGTATCTCACATCATCATGAAGTACTGCCGGATCATCAGGATCGACATGTGGTATATTACTACCAGTTGCAGCCCTACCTTTGACATATGCTGTCATAGTTTGCCACACAGGAGGCAAAAACTCAGAACTTAAAATAGCATGACGGCCATAATTACCTGTTGTCCCGTTTGTCTCTCCATCATAAGCAACCCAACCATCATCTGCTCCATTACGTCCTGAAATACTAAGCAAGCAAAGACCGATTCCAGCAATACGTTTTAATCTACAGCGAATGCGATACAATTTTTCAGAGTGAAATGGAATTGACTTGTGATAGATAGTTTGATACTCATCATCTCCACTATTATTACCCAACTTCCAAAGTTTGCCTCCAACATTTGCCCCACTATCTATAATAATTTCCTGTTCTCCTTCCCCTTGATAGTTAACCCATCGAGTAGTTATATCTCCATTCGGGTCATCAAATATTTCATTGAATACTGATACAGCAGCGGCATTCATAGCAGCATCAGCTAATTCTTTTGCTTTGGCAGCAATGTCATTTAACAGATCTGTCCTCTCTTTATAGTAGTCCTTCCATGCGGCATCCCAATCAGCTCTGACAATAGTTGTAGTACTAGTCATACTATCGAATACATGCGTGGTCTCATATATATAAGTATCCAAAGCAGCGAAAGCTGTGTCAAAATCGGTATCTGGTACTCCAAATAAAAAGGCTTGCACTGGTATCGTACCAGTCACGAGTTTTCCTTCTACTACTATATCTTCCCACATCGGCTTTATAGTTAACTTCTCTACTGGAGTTATTTTAGAATCAGAAGCAATTTCATCTAACTCCACCAGAGCAGCAGCAGCAGCGGCAGCAGCAGCAGTAGCATCACTCTGAGCAGCATCGGCAGCGGCTTGAGCGTCAGCGATTAAATTAACTACACCATCAGATAATTTACCTATTACTATACTACCGGCTTCGATTCGATTTGCACTTAAATAACCAGTAGTAATCTTTGCAGCGTCTAAACTAGTGATCTTCGCATTAGTGACGGCAAGGTCTTGAATCTTCGCATTAGTGACTGCAAGGTCTTGAATCCAAGCACTACCAATTACTTGATTAGCAATTGCATCAATTGCTTTTTGATGATTTCCATTAATAGCTGTAGCAATGATCCAATCTTCTTTTGGTTTCCAAGTGCTCGGTTCGAAAAATTCTAATTCCTCAAACCACGTTCCATCTCCTGGAGTAGTCAAATATAAACGCCAATATTTATACGCTCCCATATTCTCCCATGAAATAGAGTTACCACCAGCAGCATTAGGAGCAAAGTCTGTAACTGCATCATCCCAGTCAGAACCATTACTACTATACTGAATCGAGTAAATTCCAGTGTAGCCAGCATCTTCCGCAAGAATACTACAGCTCCTATAACCTTTGACACTACTACCTTCTTGTTCAATTTTAATATATGCTCCTACTCCTGAACCCGTTGTATGCCAAGCAGGGCCGACAAGAGTATCAACAATCTTTTCTACTCCATCACTCAATGTTATATCATTGACTGTAACCGTAACGGTATCCATAACATCTCTGCTATAGTCAGTTGGATGCACGTCCTGTGTAAGTAAATATTCTTTCTTATCTTTCCATAAAATATACGTGCCTCTCCCAGAACCAGCAGCTATCAAGTACTCGTTACCATTTAAGTAAATCGTATGCGCGGACCAAGCAACATAACCAACAGAAGGTGAAGCATTTTGAAATGTAAGACCTTGTATGACTGGCACATCTTGAAAGATAGTAGATAGTACACCAATATCATCTATATCAGTTATGTCTATAGCTAAACCTTCGCAGTTAGCACTTATACTTATAACAGAAGAAGATTGCTCGAACCAATCATAAACCTGAATCTCCATATTTATAGATGCTTCACTACCATGATCATCTTTTTCTTCATTCGTTAAAATCCGAAATATACTAGTCGCGGTTGTATTATTCCATATAGACCAAGCGTCCGTCCCTACTTTGAGTCTATAGCTAAAGTATTTAAAGTCACTATCAGGACTTGCATACCATGTGAACTCTACTGCTCCCATACGACCGATAGCAAGCAACCCATCGACATTTCCTGGCGCTCGGTTAGTAACTTCCAATTCACCATATGCACCTTCTTCTCCTGTTTGACTAATAGCAGAAACACGAAAAGTCAAATCAGTAATAGGCGTTCCTCCATTGTCTTCTTGGTTCATAGCAAAAGTATAACTATAAGTAATTTGATTCTTGTCTACATATTCTGAAGGCCGAAGTAAAGTCATAGGACTTGTCTCGTAGACAAATACTCTAAACTTCTCAACATTCCATAAATCAGTTGGAACATTCCAAATTATCTCCACATTTACTCCAGGCCAATAAGTACCACCTTGAATCAAAGCAAGTCCAGTAATGTCATTAGGAATCAAATCAGTATAGTCAACTAAATAATCATAGTATGTATCCCAAACACTTGTCTCCCCATACTTGCTAACAGATCTGACTCTGAAGTCATAAATTAAACCGTTTTGTACTAATACTTCAAATGTACGCGAATCAGAACCAAGGATATTGGGCAGCGAAATCCACTCTCCATCAATGTCTTCTTGGTCATAGTACTGCCCTTGAAAACTATCCGGCTGAACTCCACTGGTAGCATCAACTGAAAAGTCAACTGCGACAGTGATGTTGCCTGTTTGATTTAATATTGAGAGAGTATCTTTCTGAGAGATGATACTAATATTTTCAATCGCTACAGCATAAGGAATTTCGTTATACTTTCCTGGATGAGTTATCTTCGAATCATGACTATCGGGATAACCATCGTCAGCAGTTCTAACAGCCGGTGCATCTTCTACTAGAGACAAAGTTGCATCCGAATCATTGATTGGAATAATACTTTGAACCATACAATCTAAGTCAATTAAACCAGCTTCGCCAAAATTAACTAAGTCTCCAATAGCTGGTACATCCGTATCTGGTATGACTGGATTAAAAGTAATTGACTTATGTTCACCAAGATCTAATACTATCGAACCGGCAGTTTGTCTACCATCAATGGATCGCCTAATATTCATTCCATATGTTTTTCCGGCTTCCATAGTCAAACTATTGTTCATAGTGATACCAGTACAATCGTCATTTCCATCAAGTGAAACTGACTTCACTAATGCAGAACCTAATCCAACCAAGATTGCGTCATAAGAAAAACCGACTTTACTTCCTCGAGTAGTCTTATTAGCTATATGTTCAAAGTCCATCGAAATATTAAATATTTCAGGGCGAAGTAATGCTTGCGCAAGATGGTAAGTAGCTAACTTCCATACATGGTCTGGAGTAGTTATATAGGGAAAGTCATGCGTCTCAAAAAGAGTTGCGTTGTCTACATCGTACCCTGAGCGATAGACAAGCCTTTCATCTGGTAGAAAATCTTTTTCAGAGTTAGTGAACCGACATTTTAAAGCATGAGGTATATCCTGAAATGCTTTCCTTCCTGAAAAACCCCAACTGTTATGAGGAGTAATGAGCTGAGTTCGTACTGCTTGATCAATGTCTCTAACTACCGTATACTTCCCAGCAACAGTCCTACCAGGAGTAGCTCTACCGACTGATGCTACAGCACGAAGTAAATTATAAACCGTCCCTCTATTTTCAATGACTCCGTCGAAATAAAATTCTTTGGTAGTACATTCATCAGCCCACGATTTCAAACCAGTTAAGTCAAGTTCTTCATCTTCTACTGCTCGTCTATTAGATGAACCTTTTAATACTTCGGTATAAACCCATGCCGGATTTCGAGAAGCAATCGCAGTATCCCAACTACTACCATTCCATGCAGGAAGTAAAGAACTTACCATCAAATTAAACGTATCAACTCCAGCATTTATTTGCCCGTCCAGTCTTATTTTCAATGCAACTAAAGTAACTCCATCAAGTGTCCATGGAGAAGTATTTTTAATAGATCGAAGTTTGCTCCACACAAAACTACTTGTAGTAAATGAGTAACCAGAAGTGCCGGTTGGAGGGTCATCGTCGTTAGTTACTCTCGAAACTCTGATTTCATAAGTATCTTCAGCTAAACCACTTTTTCCAAAGTTAACAGAAAAACCCTTTTGTGTCTTACGAGTAATATTAACTGGATTACTACCAGTTAAAGGAACCCAACTACCACCTGACTCTGGACGATATTCAATATTAAATTGAATAGTTCTTGGAGCAACATTGCCACTGCCATCATAGATACCATACAGTGCATTACATGCAAAGTCAATTGATATCTCGGTAGTCAAAGGTTGCGTTGTTTGTGTATACGGGCCATCAGCTTTCGTTAAGTTCACAGCAAGGTTTTCTTCATTAATGTCTCCTCTCGAAAAAATATCTATATCATCTTTAAAACCTTGTTGCATAGTATACTCGGAGTAGTTACTCAAAGCATTTTCACCGATCTTCATTGCATCTAAATCATAAGAACCTTTGCCAATACAGAAGACATAATATCCAATTGTTTTATCTCCAACAACTTCCGTGAAAGGAGCTATAGCATATGGAGGATAAAACTTATGTGTTCCAAATAATCTTTGCACTGGCTCATAAGGTCGAGAAGAATTATTTATTCCGAGCATGGAGTTACTCTCCACCGTACTGTCTTTCTCTCTACCCGTTCCAGGCATCGGTATCAAAGCATTTACTGCAAGCATTCCAGCAATGCCTATACCAGCAGCAATGACTCCTCCAGCTATTCCAGCGCCAGTGGTTCCAGCTCCAAACATTGCTACTCCAATAGCAGGACCAGCCCACCATGCAATTGCCATGACTACAATCATAGCTATAGAGCGAGCTATTTTACCACCATCGCCACCTTCTGGAACTACTCCGATATGTACTACACTTCCTTCAACCGGAATAGTAATATTCCAGTACTCTTTATTTATCAATACCCCATCGACGAAAACTCTCCCACTATTTACTTCAGGGGAAAGTAATATATCAAGGTTAACTTCTTTAATCATCTCGGTGAGCGATTGAGATTTAGAATACTTTATCTTTTCAAGCTCACCAAAAGGAAGTGCTACCAATTGTTTTTTATCGTCATATTTATCCAACATAACTATAGAACCCCACTCTTTTATTTTTCCATTCAAGACTATCAAATGACTCAAGACAACTGTTAATACTACTATGCTGAGTATGAAGCATAGACTCCCAATTGACTATCATGCCGCAATGCCATAATTGACCTATGACTCGGAAGACGCCAACACAACCGAAAATAGGCTTTTCACATTCCATCCAATTTTGTCTCATCTCTCTTGCATAAAGGCCGGTTATATTGTCAATATCAAAGGCGTTCTTATACTCTTCAGTCAAGTCTGGTAGGTCGATAGTAAACTGTTCTATATAAACCTTGCGTATAAGGTTATAGCAATCAATTTCAGCAAATGGCAAACCGATATAAGCATCTACCCATGGAGGTATGTAGTCATTCATTAAAATAATCCTGGGGCAACTACCGGGTCGTAGGTGTCTGCTGGATAAGGTTCATTTAAAATATCATCTACCATGAGCGACCCGAAGACAACCCCATAATTAAAACCAACATCTCTCAATATTAATGAGTAGGGACCATCTTCAATGGTATCTAAATCCGAAGCGAGTATTTGAGTTATAGTAACAGTCAAAGGAGAGTCTACATCTCTAACCGCGTCAACAATCATCCTATCGACATTGCATACGGATAACTCAGCTCTTGGCATTTCATGTGGCAGATTTGTAGGCTTCTTAACAAAAAAAGGAAATCCTTGATAGACATTTCCTAAATGAGTTATATCCTCTTTGTTGTTAACTACTCGAATTGGAGCGCCCAAATCTTCACCGTCGAGTTCGAGTAGAGTTAATAATACTTCACTCGTCTTATGAGCGAATGCTGCCCGGTCATAATTAGCAGAAGTAGTCATGCTTGTATCTCCAGTTCCATGTCAAGATTCCAATTAGTTCCCCCGGCAGAAGTAATAATTGGTTGACTCGTAAATTCAAATACTTCATTGCTACCGTCAATCGGATGGAGCCAATCAAAAGGGTCATTGCCATCAAAAAGAGTCACTTTATAAAACGTATTCCATATAGTGAATTGACTCGCAGTCAATAGCATGGAACCACTTACTATCTGTGGTGCCGAAGTACTTAAACGTCTTGACTTCGGTGAACCTTGACTCATTTCAGATCTTTTAATATTGTTACCATAAGTTAATTGGAAAGTATCAGGTTCAAACCTTTGTGGTAAACCGCTCGGCCATGTAGCCATTAGACAACCCTCCCCTTTCTTACTAAGTTATATGTTCCTTCTATCGTTTGAGCCACCGGGCCTCCGCGAGCTATATCATCGCCGACCATAATCATTAGTTGTCTCACTCCAGAACCGCTATCTTGTCTCTCTTCCGTTCTTGTTTTATCTCCAGAGCCTCTAACCACAATTACTTCTATTTTAATATCTTCTCTTCCACCTGCTCGGACTTGTTCTTTGGTACTTACCTCCTCGCCTCTTTCGAGTATTGCAGGGTATTCATTGCCGCGCAAACCATTATGAAATATAGGTAAGCTACTAGGCATCGCAACCGGGTCACTCCCTTGACTAGTCGGAACCATTATGTTACGAAGCATTCCAACTGAATCTCCTCCAGTATGTTTAGTTGGAACCATTATGTTACGAAGCATTCCAACTGAATCTCCTCCAGTATGTTTAGTTGGAACCAGTATGTCTGAAATACTTCGGATAGGTTTCGGTATACTACGAGACGTACCAACTGAGTCACTACCGGTATGTTTAGTTGGCAGTATTATGTTCGTTATACTACGAGACATACCAACTGAATCTCCTCCAGTATGTTTAGTTGGAATCAGTATGTCTGAAATACTTCGGATAGGTTTCGGTATACTACGAGACGTACCAACTGAATCTCCTCCAGTATGTTTAGTTGGCAGTATTATGTTCGTTATACTACGAGACGTACCAACTGAATCTCCTCCAGTATGTTTAGTTGGCAGTATTATGTTCGTTATACTACGAGACATACCAACTGAATCACTTCCTGTATGCTTAATTGGAAGCAATATATTTGAGATACCTCCAACTGGAATCTTACGGCTCATCCCCAATGAATCACTTCCCGTATGTTTAGTTGGAAGAATAATTTCACTCAAGCCATTCATCGGTATCTTACGGTTCATACCAATTGAATCACTACTCGTATGTTTAGTTGGAAAAATAATATCTGAGACGCTTCTAATGGGTTTAGATATACTACGAGACATACCAATTGAATCACTACCCGTATGTTTAGTTGGAAGAATAATATCTGAAATACTACGAGTCATTCCGATAGAGTCACTTCCTGTATGCTTAGTCGAAATCAGTATGTCTGATATACTACGAACAGGTTTAGATATACTACGAGTCATTCCAACTGAGTCACTACCGGTATATCTAGTTGGAAAAGTAATCTCACGATTCATGCCAACTGAACCACTTCCAGTATGTTCTATTGGAACTTTAATATCACTAGGTCCAGGAAACATATCAGCAAGGCCACCCATGAGTGGACCGAAGATTGCTTTCTGTAAAGCGAACCGTAAAAAGTCTTTAATCATAGAGTCAATCATATCTTTAACACTTGCCTTTCCAGTCATAGCAAAGTCAACAAATGCTTCAGTCATATCATGACTCGAATCTTTTACCATATCCCGAAACGCGCCCCATTTGTCTTCTGCTACTTCTACACTATCACCCCAATCATCAAAGACTCCACCCCAGTCTTCGATATCTTGTTGCTTCCCGTATTCTTCTTCCGCCTTTTGTTTGTTAATCAATTCAATGATTGCTTCACTACCTGCTTTACGATCACGAATTTCTTTATTGACTTGGAATTCAAGTTCTTGGTTTAACTCATCCATCCGCTGAACATACGCTTCTTCTGCTACTATCATTGCTAACCGCGCTTCTTCTCTTTCTTTTGCTACACGTCTTATTCTATCTTGCTCACTTTCAGGCGGAGCTTCAGCGCCTACTTCTTCGACTCCTCTCCACCTACTTCGCGGCCCAGCACCCTGTTGAATTGCTTCGACCTGAGCAAAAATATCTTTGACTGCATCGACATACTGTTGGCCTTCGTAGTAAGTCATTTCCCTAAACTTCTTAAAATCAAGCATTCCCTCAACATCCAATTGACTCGCTTCTTTGACTGTCTCAAAACGACTTCTCGTTGCCATCCCCCTTCCAATTGATCCTGCCGCTTTTGCTATAAGGCCAAACGAACTTGCAAGTGCTTCTGCGTTGTCTACAATCGCTGTAGTGAAAGTTACTCCGAGTTGTTTTTTCAAAATGTCTAACTTGTCAACTACTTCAGTTGACTTTCCAATAACTTCTTCACTTAATACCAAACCGAGTTCATTCGCCATTGAAATATACTCAGCGAGAGTTTTTGTACCACCACGAAACAAGTTAACCATGACTGCACCTTCAGAGTCAAATGCCTTAAAAGCCAGACGTAATGCTTCTTGATCTGTAGCAGCAGTCCTGATTAATTCGCCATACTCAGAGAATAAAGTATTAATATCTTTTATTGTTCCGTCTTGCTTCTTAACTTCAAAGTTGTATTGCTGAGTTGTCTTCAATAACTCACCGGTCCCAATTGCTACCTCTGCAATACGCCGACCGAACCTTTGGAAGGACATATTAAAAGTACGCATCTTGATTCCAGATTGACTAGCAGCAAATTGATATTCCTGAAGTGCATCGGTAGTCAAACCAATTTTGTTTGCAGTCTTTGCAATATTATCTGCCGCCTTAAGTGCCTCTTTTGCCATACTAGCAAAAGCCCCAGTAGCAACTATAGCCACAAGCCCCATCATGGAGTTCTTCACGGTCATGATTGACTTCTTTGCTTTCCTAAAACCATCAACAAAACTCTTCCCGACTTTGTCTCCAGCTTTTTTCCCTTCTTTCCCAACTTTCTTTACTTCATCTTGTACTTCTTTTGCTTCTCCTTTGGCTTGTCGGTTATCAATGGTTATTTTTATTGGGATCTCTTTTGGCATGGCCTTTCCTTTCGTGAACCAATTCTTTAAACTGCATATCAATTTCAAGAATGATGTTAACTACTATGGGTAAAGGGTCTATCAAATCAGTTATCTTGCAATAAGCAATGACTTCACTTACTACCAAATACCCATTAAAATTTCTTTGAGCAGACAGCTTATTATATACTTCGTTATACCACTCCTCGAAAGCATCTAAGACGGGGAGTATATCTAACGGCGTTTTCCTCCCCGCCTTCGCGAGCATTTTAAATGTCTCAAGTGATTCAGATTTTCCATATTCAAAAACCCAATCGAGGAGCGAAACTATTTTCCCACGACATCACCGAAATCCTGCATGAAGTTTGAGACATTGCGAGAGTAATCAGAAATGTAATCTCGAAAGTCCGGGTCATGAGTCAAAAGAGATATTGCATTTTCCAGGTTGTAGTCAATTGTTTCGCCATCAAAGTCAAACGATTTCCAGTCAAGCAGAATGTGCTCAGCCATAACTTCGATCATTAACGTGTCACTCTTCTCTGTAGACATTCCTTGCAGACTTCCTTCCACGGTTGACTTTGCTTTGTCTCTCAATGCTCTCAAGAAACCTGCATTGTTCATTCTGGCGATAAGTACTTCGACATGCTCGTACGTTGTCCACACTCCCTTTGTCTCCTTACTAGAATCTGTTTTCGTAATCTTAATCATAGTTCCTCCAAATTTGTTTTGTTGTTTTAATGACTCCCCTCATCTCTATCATTTACTACAAGTAAAACCTGTTGGCCTATGACTCAAATAGGGAGGAGGATCAAAACCTAAATGAATACACAAGCCAACAGGCATCCCTACTGCTAAGCCGACATGAAGTCAAGTTGAAAGTTACAACCTAATGTCGGGTCGGCAAGGGACTCGATTTGACCGGATTCCATAAGGAAGTTATTCTTTCCCGGAATTGGCTCAGTCAAATTTAAAAACTTACAATTGGGCATCGACATCACAATTGAATTCCCAGCAGAGTCGGTCATCTCAACGGCAGTAATAAAACCGGTCGAATTTTTGAAGTTATTATACAAAGTCAAATCTTCGAAGTATAACTCACAATCGACAATTACTTCAAAGTCAAATGCTCCTTGATCCAAAGCACCCAATGTTCCGATGCCTTTCTTTGCAGTCATGTTATTGTTAACATTCAAACTTAACGAGTTAAAAACCGCTGTAGTTAAACTCGAAAGGTAAGTTGCGCCGACAGAAGAAGTAGCATTCAAAAGATGGTATTCCGGTACGACCACAGTTGTCTCTCCAGATTTTGGAGAAGCTGTTCCCTCTCCAACCGTACCAACCATATTCATCGCCCCGGTGATAATACTCGCAGTGGTCATGGCGAAAGACATTGAGTTGACAATGCATCCAGGGTAGTAGAAGTAGTATGGCGTCGCTCCAACATAGACTCTTTTCCTCATTGAAAAAGTATCTATAACACTGGAACCATTTCGATACATATCACTTTTCATGGTAACTGCATCGCCAATTGCTTCATCCGTCAAACCATCGGGATGGAGAGTAGAGTCAATAGTAATTGCTCCACTTGCCACCGCAGTAATTCGAAAGATTCCGTTGTTTTTCGATTCAGTGAAACCGGCAACTTTAAGCCATTGCCCGACTGCTACATTTTCAGTAACAAAGTTGGTTCCACTTGACTCAAAAGTCCCACCCGACGCGACGGCTGAAATATCCGAAGCACTAATGGCTACAGCAGCATCGGCGGTTCCACCCTGCTGTAGTAAAGCAATCATCAAAGGCTTCCATGGCGTATAAGATAACTCGTAGTTACTGTCACCGCCAACGTCAGCATCGACAATGACTATATCTCCTTTCATCCTATTTCCGGTAATTGCTTCACTCGCGACGCCGACAATTTTTTCGAGCAAATCAATTGAAAGAACGGGTAGTAATTGGAATGCTGGACTGGTCGGAATTGTTCCAGGCACAGTTTCAGCAACATACGCAAGACTTGCCAGATTTGTAGTTGATACAGACATAATTATTCTCCTTAGTGAAAGTTAAAGTAAACGCAATGATCATTTGTATCCAGCAATGAAGTTATTGTAAATCGCTCAAGTAAATAAGCATTCTTTCCTGGAACAGGTTTAGTGATAGATACCAACCGACATTTATTCATGGCGATAGCTATCTCATTTGAGCCATCACTCATCTTCAATCCAAAATCCATATTCGTTTCTGCTGACCACTTTTTGTAGACATCTAAATCTTCAAAATATATCTGTCCAGAAATACTAACGGCAAACAAGTCATCCAAAATAATCTCAGGCGAAAGGTCAGCAAGTTGATTGCCCGGTTTGCATAAGTTATCTAACTCGATATTTAACTCGGTGAAAACCCTTTCAGGACTTACAACAGAACCCATGTAGATATGACCGATAGCAGTCGTTGCCGCCATTAAAGCATAACTAGCTACTTCTACAACACTCTCGCCAGTCACTTGTACTGCTGTTCTCTTAAGCCCTTTAATAAATAATAAACCTGAAATGATTTCGCCAATTCTAAAATTTAAATATATCTTATCTATTTTGCATCCAGTGAAGTATTCATAAAATGGTGCTCCATCTACTTCCGAGTACTTTCGAAAAGTATATGTTTTTCCTGGCTGCTTATTGTCTGCGTAGCTTAAAACTGTTATAATTATTCTATCTTCAGGGTCTTCAACAGTCAAATCATTGTCTCCAACAACCCTTATCCATTCACTTCCCGATAATGCAATGATTTTAAAAATTCCATTATTGTTTGATTGAGCAAACCCAGACACCTTTATATATTGGCCGATATCTAATCCTTCAGCGGCAAAATCCAACGTGCCACCGGCTTCGAATCTATTAGGACTTATTGCTGAAGTTATAAAATCTGACTCAAAACTAAAATCTTCATAAGCAGTACTATCATTGCGAAGTACTTCTATCAAGAACGGCTTCCAGGCTTCATAAGATAATTCAAAACCAGCAAAGCCAGTAATAATACTCTGAGTCAATATCATTTCATTAGGGCTTCTGTCATTCAAGTAGTATAGATTCTTTGTACTAAACTTTTCTTCTATCTCTACAGAAAGAGTTGGTAGTTCTTGAAAAACCGGGTTCGTTGGAATAACTCCCTCGACTACTTCTTCGATATACGATAATGTGGTATCTCCAGTTAATCCACTCATTACTTTTATCCTTGGTAGTAAAAGGGTATTTCGACAATATACTTTAAGAAGTCACCCATGACTCCTATCCGTCTGGCAGTACCTTGCTGGAAGCAAATGCCGCCAGCAGCCCATTCTTGGAATACTGCTCGAACATCTCCACAAATTTCCAGTACTCGCTCTGTCCCTTGATCTGGAATTGCAAATACTTCGACCATTACTATACCCCAATCCCTCACCGGCCCATCTGATACTATTGTTACTGATTCACTACCTGACCATAAAATGTTCAATGCTATAAACTCTTCGGCAGCATTGACTTTATAAGGCACGTCTTGAAAAGCGATAGGTGTCTCACTCCAGTTATCTTGTAGTTTAGATTCAATCGCTAATCTTGCCAAATCCAAATTTAGATTACTAATAATTGTCATAGCATCGACCTCTCAAGTTCTTGTAAAGCAAGTGAAGTCATTCCAGTTGGAGCCTGTTCTGAACCACGCATCTGCCCATCACGAATACTTCTACCATCATCAAGTACTTCTATATATGAGACATTATTCGTAATATACCAAATAAGTAAGTCACTCGGTTTGAAAACATTTCTCGATGGTCTTGGCTCTGGAAAGTAATCTCCTTCTCCGGGTTCACTTGTTGACGGGCTTCGCTTCGCTATTCCCCAACCAGCTCTCGCCCTACCTGTATCAGCTGGAGTCCAGACTACAAGAAGAGTAAACAAATCTAAAATAAGCTTACGAGTTATTTGATCAATCTTCTCAGTAATGTAGTCATCCAAATCTTCTATAGACATTTCGCCAAAATCATCTGGAATTGGTATGCTTAAATTAGGCATCGGCCATAGTCCTTAACTGAATTTCATAAGTCGCTTCCGCCGGGTCTTGCTTCCAGGAAATTACTTTCAATATTATCCCTCCAGAGATTGTTACACTATCACCTTTCTTTGGTTGAGTAGTCAAGACATTCTGAAGTGCAATTAACTTCACATCAGTCGGCTTAACTTTCTCTTCTTCAGTTAAGGCACTATTAAGCGATACAATCTCTTTAACAGTAAAGTCAACAAATGCTCCTGATAAGCCAGGAATGACTACGTCGGTTGCCCCGACACCTGTCTCCGGGTCATAGCTTGGCTCATTGTCAAGAGAAGTAAAGTCAAATATCTTCACTGCATCTGCCAAAGGTCCGGCGAAAGCAATAGCTAACTTCAATTGTATTGTCTCTCGTAATCCCATGACTAAGTCCTCGCAACTTTCATAAAGGTTGTTCCAGTGACTCCAAGCCAATTTTCAAGATAATTAACTAGTCGAGTATAAAGATCACCACCAAGCTTATGCGAAACCTCTTGAGACATTTTACTCGTATCATAAGAAGTCTTCGTCGAAACAGAACCGGCAGATACCTCTTCATTCGAAATAGGAGCCAAATTTGTTGGAACAATTTGTGGCTGAAGTACTCCAATTGAATTGTACTCCAAATAAGCGCCTTCAGCTACAGCATTAAAAATATCATATGGCGTTTGATCGGAGTCAATGAGTACTCCATCATTATCATATATCGCATATCTTGGAAACTGAAGTATTTGGTTATACGGTTCTGTCTTCCCTCCTTGAAACACCAATGACTCAATATACACTTGCGCTCGATAGACGGCTGACTGCTTTTCAGCGTCACTAACTCCAGCTGCTGGAAAAGTACTATCAAGTCCCATTATCTCGACATAGTCTTCAAGAAAACCTGTATCAATATAGAAAATTGAACTTGAAGTCAAAACCGGATAAGTTAATTCTGGTATTTTAATTCCACCAATGCTTGTAGGCATTTCTACTTCTCCTTATGATTATTTGCTATATTTATTTCAATCTTTTTTTGAAGACTATCAAATCTAAGTGCTAAATCTCTTTCAATTCTCGCCATTGACTTTTTTATCCAAGAAAGTTCTGTTTCGAGAATTGCGTAATGCTGTAACCGTTCTTTTACTTTTCCTATTTCATCTGAAATCTCTTTTCCTTCATCAGCCGTAAAACGGCCACCTTGAGTCATAAAATTTGTCAACAATTCAAGACGATTGCCATGCTGTTCCAATATAACTAATAACTTACTATGTTGATTTAAAAGTTGTCTATTTTCACGAATGAGATTTTCATATTTTACATGATCTTTTTCGATACCCTCAATTCGAATTTTGTTATCTGCCATACTAACAGATATCCACATAACAGCACCGACAAACAAAGCTAAAGTAGCAATTACTGAACCAATCAAACCAATAATTTTAACTAAAGTATTATTTACTCCGATTGTTTTTTCTGTCGTCATATTCTTCACCTCGTTTCAAAATATTAATATTAAAAAATAAACAAAGAGAGATGTAAAAAAAATCAAAACCAATCGAAGTCAATTCGAAGTAAGGAATATTTACAGGTAAGATAAGTAAAAAGCGGATAGTTACACTATAAACAAGTAATGCTCCTAGAATATATCGGTTAGCTCTTTCGATTCTACGAAGTTTACTTCTGTATCCAATTGTAAAAATTAACATTGTAAGACCAGCAATTAATGAAAAAGCCATAAAGATTTGAATGACTAGTTGATAAATCATTTCTACTCCTTCAAGATTAACTTACTTCATCAATTTTAATTGCTACTCTACCCCAGACAATACCATTTGGATTACTCGGATCAATCGTAACAATTTCTGCTTTTGTATCTTTCGCAACAGGAATACTAGGAAGTAATCCACATCTTAAAATTAACTGAGTCTCGACAGTTTCCCAATCAAATGCTCCAGGTGTTGTATCTGAATCATAAGTAACTCCATCAAAAGTAATCTCTACTTTCGTGACAGCCGACAATGACTGAGCTGAGCCATCTTCAGTTAATTCAACTATTTGAACATTATCATATCCTTGAAAAAACGTTAGCATTTTACTTCCCTCCTATTAAGTCATTGCAATGTCACACGCTCCGGCTTCTGCTCTAACTGTATCGTCAGTTCCAACTAGTTGATCGTCAACACCATTATCATAACAAAGTATATTCCCCGCACTTAGATCATCGGCAATAAATTGACTAACTAGTGTTCCCCATGAACCTGAAGGTGTAGGCATATCAATATCGTGAGCATTGTCAACCAATTGTGAAGATTGTAAATTCCATGTTGGAGAACTACCTCCGTTTTCATTAACTTGCTTCCTTGAGTAGTTATTTCCGGAAGGATCGACAACAGTACTACCAGTTGTATTGTCAGCAAGTATAGTCGTAGCATATCCCATGAAGGTATCAGGTTGAACAAAAGCCTGATTCCGGAAAACGAAATCAAGTAGTTTGTTCGCAAGGTAATCTGAAATATTTTCATTAGTTCCTTTAGTCGCAAGGGTTTTAAATGAGATATCTATATCTCCAGCCGGGATAGTTGGGCTATTACCGGAGACAATTGACTTCGACTCGCTAAAGGCACCGAAAGCAAGCATTTCAACGTTTGATCCAAAAGTAACATTTGAAATGTGGTCAGCAATAAACCAATCACTTATTAAGCCCCATGCCCCAGTAGCCTCAGCAAAGTTAGCAATAACATTTGCAATTGCGCGAGCAGCAGCGGCATCGAAAGTAATCGCAATCCTAGCATAACTTCCACCCGCAGGTTCAGCAATCCCCGAAGCGTTATTTGTCGCATCAGCAGTACTCAAACCAAGAAAGATTTCACTTGGAGGAGTATAAGCTACACCTGCTCCATTAAAGGTATGATCTAATACTGTCCCTTCTACAAATTGTGATATTGATCCCATTTCTTTTTCTCCTTATAAACTAAGTTATCTCAAGTTGGTTATCAACTTCCGTAATTCCTAAAGCAAGTGATTTGTCGCTAATTCCTAAAGCAAGTGATTTGTCGCTAATCCCAAAAGCAATGCTTTCGTCAGAGATAGCAAATACTTTACTTTCATCTGAAATTGCAGGGTTAGAAATCAAACCTATTATTATCAATATTATACGAACATCATCTGAAGTTAAGCTATCTCCACTAACACTAGTGGCAATCAATCTTAAGACTTTGAGAGCAGCGTCAGAAGTAATTGTATCTCCACCAATAGAAGAGTTAATTAATCGAATTACTGCTAGTTGTATGTTAGTCGTTTCAGAGCTACCAGACATTAAAGAAACGAATGTTTTTAATGCACCTAGTAAAACAGTTGCATCCGATGTTAACGAATCCCCAGAAGCAGATGAAACAATTAATCTTAAGACTTTGAGAGCAGCGTCAGAAGTAATTGTATCTCCACCAATATTTGAGATAAACAAACGGAGTACTTGCAAACTTGATTCACTGGTTTCAGAATCCCCAGATATACTTGATACAAAAGAAATCAATTGAATCAATTTAGCATCTGAAGTTAAACTGTCTCCAGATATACTTGATACAATTTTACGAAGTATATTAAAATCAGCTTCAGCAGTTAAACTATCACCAAGCATAGATGAAATAAAAACTTTAAGTCCTGCAATGCTTAAATTAGCATCACTAGTTAAACTATCCCCGATAACTGAAGTAATAACCTTTCGAAGTATATTTAATTTAGCATCTGAAGTCAAACTGTCTCCAGACATATTTGAAATAAAAAACTTTGCCCAAACAAGACTAGCATCAGAAGTTAAGCTATTTCCAAGAGTTGATGAAATAACTCTTCTCAAAATATTAATACTGGCTTCACTTGTTAAACTATCACCAAGAGTTGATGAAATAACTTTTCGTAAAACATTAATACTAGCTTCACTTGTTAAACTATCACCAAGAGTTGACGAAGTTATTTTCCTTAAAATATCAACATTGGCTTCACTACTTAAACTATCGCCAAACATAGATGAGACAAAGGCTATGATTTCTGCAATGCTTAAATTAGCATCACTAGTTAAACTATTTCCAAGAGTTGATGAAATAACTTTTCGTAAAACATTAATACTAGCTTCACTACTTAAACTATTTCCAAGAGTTGATGAAATGACTCTTCTCAAAACATTAATACTAGCTTCACTACTTAAACTATTTCCAAGAGTTGATGAAATGACTCTTCGGAGTATATTTAATTTAGCATCTAAAGTTAAACTATCACTAACGATTGATGAGATAACTTTTCGTAAAACATTAATACTCGCATCACTACTTAAACTGTCCGCAGAAACACTTGAAGGAAATAGTAATGTTGACCCGCCGCCAGCGCCTACGGCCTCAAGATAACCCCAACAGTAAACCTCAAGACCACCATTTGATATTTTTGCTTCCGCAAGATTGCTACCATCAATTTGTACTATATGCGTTCCACTGTGTTCTCTGTTGGTACGATAGAGATCAGGCCAACTTGTTCCTCCATTAGGACGAAGGTCAAACTGATAGTCAGACGTAGAAAACGGTTCTAAAATTGCAATCTCTTTTCCGGCGTCGGGTAACGTAATATCTACATACGAACCTGTAGCTAAACCATTAAAAAGATCTGATCCTCCGGTAGTTCGAATAGTACCAGCATTTATGAATCCAACAAGATCAATCCAAGCACTTGAACTCTCTGGATTGACTTCAATTATATCAGAACCATCTAAAGGAACGATGATCCAAAAATGACCAGAAGATCTACTATCTGTTCTATCGTCGGCTGCTCCTTTATACCTGAAGTTTATATAATCGCCAGTACCAGTACCAATCTCTAAGATTGCAAATAATTCACCGCCTTCAGTGAAATCGGACAAAGGTATGTCAGTCCATGATCCACTACCTCCGGGATGAACACCAACTGGAGATGATAACCAAGTTGCGTCAGTAGTAAAATAACCAATTAAGAAGACAGTCATTTCACTATTTTCACGATAAATGTCTACTTCATGATTTGCATCACATTTAACGTAACAACTTGCCCTGGCTCCCGTCCTTAGGTCTCTTATAGATGTAAAATTACTATTATCGTGCTCGCGTACTCCTATTGCATGAGTATCACCGCTCGAATTAAGAAATACAAGCATCACTCCAGTCGTGCCAGCAGGTAAGACAAAATCACTATCCAGGTCCCTGCGCTCCCACGAACCTGTAGCACTTAGAGTTATCTGTACGACTTCATCATGATTGAGTGCAACAGCCATTTTAGCTCTCTATAATTGCTCCAGTTTTACCAGTTTTGCTCGCTACAGCAATATAAACTGCCCGTACCAAATCATCAATAACTGCTTTATTAGCCAGATAAAAATCTGTAAATTCCTGGCCCTCCAAATTTATCTGAGGACTTTTCTTTGTGATAGTCTCAATCGCATCACCAACCTGATTCAACACACCCTCAACAAAAACCATGTGCATAAAGGGTTCTTTACCCCCAGGCGTAGTAATTGGATTAATACCGATCCAGGTTAATTGAGCACCTTCAACCCCGGACATCACAACTTCCTCGTCTGATTCAGAGTCATAGTCAAATATTCTGGGTCGTGCCATCTCATTTTCTCCCTTTTAATTTAGTAGTAAAAGTATTATTGCCCCAATGGTATTACTACAGTGAACTCCGTTGGGACACCCGGTGGCAAAAAATCCAACGCCTGACTAACCTCATTACTTAGATCTGAGTAATTGCCGGATAAGTCATAGGCATCGAGCACGAAATAGTAGGTTGCTTCCCCACCTCCTACAATCATTATTATAGGTACTGGCGCTGCACACTCCGGAGGACTAGTAGTCATATTGCATGTATCATAAGGAATGTCTACAGTCATTACATAAGGGCCACCTTGATTCAAGCCATAATGCATGGTCCACCCTCCCATGTCTGAAGGGATGATTTGCTCCCAAGCAAACTTTAAAGTCTTGTTACTAGAAACAGCGTCAGCAATGGTTACAGTAGAAAATAAAAACAAAAAAGTAATAAGTATAAGTAGTAATCTTTTCATAATAATCCTCCAATTTATTAAAATATTATTTTTTACAAGAATAATAATCAAACATAATAATCGGAAGTGCAAAAAAGACATAAGTTAAAATCACCATGATAGCTGCTACACTAAAAATCACTCCACGAAATATATCTTTCATTGCACTGACCAATCATTAGAGATTTGACTCCCTAGTTATCGTCCGGTTTTCTTCACTCTCCGTTTTAAAGAAGTATTTTCTTCTTCGGTTTTGACTGCATCTTTGGCCGGAGTAGCTTTTACTTCTTCGACGAATAATTCATACTTATCCGGTTTGGCATCGTAATCGGACTTATTAATCTTAACCGGTTTGCCAGTTATTGCGCTTACAATAACAACTGTTGGACAAGGTCTTCCCATGAATTTCATATTTCCTCCTAACGAGTTAAAGTTAACAAAAAAAAAGCGAAGCCAACCACTGCACCATGACCCGGCAAGGATGGAGAGGATCAACTTCGCTCTTTGGCGAATCCAACGAGTTATACTTCACTCATCAGATGATGTGGGAGCTTATCCCCACAGGCGGCAACCGAGTTCGGGGCGAACGCATTGACTACCCCACAGCAAGTCAAAAGACCAACGAGTCCTCTTGTGCTCGCGAGATACCTCAAGGCGCAAAGCGAGGCCGGATACAGGATCAACAGCGGAAGTAATGATATTTCCCAGTCCATCAGTTTCGTCGATTAACGGGCGCGATGCGAAAGCAAAGCAATCTCGATGAAAGGCAAGTGACTGCGGATAGGTAGTACCCGACACCCCTTTAACGGTAATCGCGGCTGCACCCGCTGCAATTACTTGAAACAATCCAGGAGAGAAAGCGAGAGCACCGGGAGCGGTCATGTTGGAAGTACAAGAGTAAGTCATTGTATCTCCAGCAATGGTAAAGGTATCGCCAGCCAGAATAGTTCCAGAGCCAGTGATGGTAGTCAACGTCTTCACGCCAACCGCATACCCTGAAGCATCGGTGGTGTAGTTACCGTCTTCCGTTCCTTTGGTTTGGTTCGGTGCTTGCTGATCCATAAACCAATTGAAACCGAGTTTTTGATTCAGTTTGCCATCACGAATAGCGTCGAGGGAACCTGACCAGGAATAGTCTTGAAATGCTCGTAAGTTAAGTGCATTTGCTTCTGCGTCAGGATCGAGAACAAAGCGCCGATCTTCCATGGGCGCGAGTTGAAGATTCAATACCTTCCGAGCATCGGTCGCATCGGCCGTCGTGGTCGCAAACGGCGTGGTCCCAGGTGTTCCGGAAAAACCGCCGACCAGGTAGAACTTGGAGAAGATGTGAGCATTGACTTGTCGAGCAATTGCTTTGATTGCTTCACTTGCTTGCATGGGAATGATACCTTCCATTGCCATGGATCTCTCTTTATCAGTGATATGAAAAGGTGCCTCATACCATTGATCCAGTTTCAAAGCAGCAGAAGTCGGCACCAAATTAGGAGTACTTTGTGGCGTGGCCGCCGGAACCACTGCCTGAGCAGCGACAGCAGACGGAATGGGAACATCAACGGTTTCGCCTTTGGCTTTGGCATCATTGCCATAACTTCGGTTGACAAGTTGTGGCATAACGCAAGCGCCGCGAAGCGCCATCAAGCCTTGAGCAAGGATCTGCGGGATTACTTCAGTTAACGTGTTAGCCATTTGAATTACCTCCTGAAAGTAGTTAAAGTTATAGTAAAAAAAGCAGAAGACAAACTGTCGTTATCTCTCCTGCCACTTCAGGAGGCAAACAAAACTGTTTATAAGCGTTAAGTTAAAAGATGAGATATCTACAATTGAACTCTTACTTCACCTGATGCAATCTTTTCGATGTTTACACCAAATGCTTCTTTGTCGGCATGTTGGACTATCTTTGTGCTGGCGAGTGTTTTCTTCTTGCCAGCTTCAGCGCCGGTCCCAGTGCCTTCAGCAAGAAGTAATGCTTCTTTCTGCGGATGATTGGTGATAATAATTTCGATTGCTTCATGAGCGCCAGCGTAGTCAGTCGGGTCTTTGAGCGAGTGAAGTTTATCTCCATCTCGATCAATGCCGAATGCTACTGCTTCGCCATCCACTTCTTCAACAATGAACTTGCCTTGCAAATCTCGGTAGGCAATTTCGGCCGTCGGATAGGACGTTTTGTTTTTAACAAAGTCAGAAGTCAAGAAAGCATTCCGAACAATGCTCTTATGGATGGAGGCATCTTTCGCTACAAGTAAAGCATCCTTTGTCTCAATGGCCGTTTTGTACTTCCGGTCATTCGCAGCGATTTGATCAGTATACCTTTTGGCTTCCTCATCCTTGATCTTCTGAACTTCATCCGCAGCCACCATGTCTTTATCATCATAGTTCTTCACAGTGTCAGCATTCGTTTTGGCCGCTTTAATGTAAGTCTTAATTGACTCATTATCTTCGACATCTATACCGGCTTCAGTGAGTAAAGACAACGAACCATTTGCGGTATCCAAAGAAGTCTTCCTTTTGGATGCCTTTTCCGTTAACTCACGAATCTTTACTACTTGCCGATCTGCGTCGAAGTCCACTTCATTTCCATCCGGGTAAACAAAAACCGGATTACCACTTTCACCAATGACGATTCCGTCATTGTCATCCTTTTTCCAAGGCATACTTGCCACCTCTCCGCGAAGTACTCTCCGCATTACATATTTAATAGATTAATAATAATAATACTTCTCTCTTGCCATATAGATATAGTTAACTCGGCAAATTACTTGCCTTGATATTTGAATCAACCAAATGTCTCACGTTGGAAATATGTCTTCGCGGAACTTCGCAAGAGATTGTTACATCATCCCCAACTGCTTCATTTGTAAGATCTCCATCCACTTCACAGGTAGCATCGGACACCACGAGTACTTTCTTGGTTCCGTTGTTTGCTCCTGTAGTGAAACCAGCGACAGCAATCCACGCTCCGACTTCAATGCCCTCTGTAGCAAAATCTGTATCGCCAGAGTCATAAGCGTCATCGGCAGCATCGGCAGCAATATCGTCGTCAGCGATTGATACCGCTGCATCTCCAGGGTTCAAGTTCTTCATGTTACCATTTGACTTCACCAATTGATTGATCTGGGCTTGACTCAAGACGCCTATTGGTAGATTGTTTGCAGCCAAAACTAAATTGTTCAATTGAGTTTGAGTCATAGTTATGCTCCTTTATATAAAAAGGTAATTGTTAAACTTTTTTTATTCTATAGGATAACTCTTTCAATGTCAACTATAACAAGTAGTAATAGTAAAAACCCTTTACTTCTAAGTACTTACAACCGACTTTGCTCCGCATGACTACCGAACTCCTCTATATACTCCCTTCTGCTTATGACCGGAGTACTACCCGACAAGTCTTCGAGATTGATTAACTCCCCAGTACTTCTATCTACCAAATCAGAAAGCGTTCTACCTCGTCTACCCTTTAACCATTTAGCTCTCGAGGGACCGGCAACATTCATCTTAAAGAAGTTATCTCTATCGTCAAACCACTCGTTGTAGTCACGACCACTTGCCCGTGGACCACTACTTCCCAAGATTCGTCTGCCACCAGCTCCAATACTTCTTCCCCTCCCTCTAACCATTTCAGCATCACTCTCTCTGATAGCATAAGGACGATTATCTTTTATAATAGAGTCGGTTTCCCTACTAGTAAAACCCAACTCTTTCCATGACTTAGTTAACGGTAAAGGTAAGCATCTACAATTAGGATGCAATGGCATTTGTGGCATGTCTCCAATCGAAGCATATACCTGACCATCGAGCGCGGCACATCGGATACAAGTGCCTCTACCACTTATAGTAAAGCCAGGTTCCATGGTAGCATTCCACTCATAGTTCTTTATGATATCTGAATTTTGTCTATATGTTCGTTTCATGCTATCAACCGCTACAGATTGAGTATGAGTACGAGCAGCAGTAATAGCATTCTGTCTAATGACTCTTTGCTCTTTCCTAGCAATCCAATTAGAAAGTTTGCTTCCTTCAAATCCTTTATTTCTCGCTTGCCTTATTATTCGATTATACTGTGGTCGATCAAGCCAGGTATACTTATCCTGAATGCGACGAGTTAACTTTGGAATACCTTCTCCTTGTAATGCGCCTACAAACATTTCATTTCGAATATCGGCTTGCGTATAGTCATTGAAGATACGTCCGACAAACTCTCTAAGTTGTACTCCTCCCACAGGCGTGTCTTCAACAAATGCTCTGATTTGATTCATAGACAACTCAGTAGAAGTAAACGATGGAATCCTGTTACCGAATGATAATATATCAGAATAGTTCTCATACACATCGGAAGCAATTGCCGAAGAAGTTCTAATAATACTCTCTTGAGCAATTACTTCTATCTCACGCGACATGTTATCTATACTATCGAGCACTAATAGTAATCGCTGATCAGTCCATCCGCCAACGCCTACTGGTCGCGGCCCTTCGCGAAGAGATCGAATAATACGCCTATACCTCGGATGAGTACCTCTAATGATTTTAGCTATCTCCGATGTGGATTGTTCCATAGCACTCGAAAGTTCCGTGATATTACGACGAATGAAATCTTCCTGGCCGGCGAACATCTCTACTGTTCGCATCTCTCTAATCCTATCAAGCAATTGCCTACGAGTTAATCTTGGCATTTGACTTCTCCCTTTTCAATTAACTTTACTTCATAGCTAATGACTTCTCAACATTCACTCCCATCTTTCCATACGAGTAGTGGACCGAACCACTCCCCAGAAGGAATATTTTCTATCGGCCCATAAAAAGAATACTTATCTCCAAATGCAGAACCACCAACTGGAATCAACGCCTGGACATGCAACCGTCCAGGAGCGTCTTTATATTTATACTCTGACACCTGAATGACTATAACGTGACAAGAATCCATTTCAGCCGCTCGCCAGTAGTAAAAACCTGCCCGAATAACTTCACTTGTCTTCATTTACTCCTCCTTTCAGTTTAGCAACCAATTCCACAACTACAAGCATACCATTGATATTAGCTAAACAAGCAAATGACATATCTCCTAAATCCGATCTTGGAGTTGGTTCACCGATTAAAAAGATTCCAGGAGTTATCTCTACTCCATCCATCTTCGACAATATAAGTTCGCATTTATTAAGAGGCGGCATGACTACTCCTCAGGTTTTTAAAAGATTAGAGTAATCCAACTTATCTGCGACAGTCAATAGTCTTTCCATCCCGTCGGTAAGCCAGCTTTCCGGCATGACTTTATGATTCAAGAACTCTCCAGCCATATTCTGCTTCGGGGTTGACTGGTCATCATCTACGGCCATTTGAGAGTAGTAATTGTCACCCGGACAAAGAGTATTCATAAAACCTGCTATTCGAATTGATTGTAGTTCAGTCATTAAGATCATCTTTTACTTCCTCCTTGAACATCTCATTATGTGCTTCGATTAATATAGGTGGCTGAGTATTGCCAGAGATAATTCTCACCCAAACAAAGCCACAAAATAAGCAATGCATTTTCTCACGAAAAGACATTTTCCATTTACTTATGCATTCACTACCATCAGTCCAGATAGGCAATGAACCACACTGCTCATCAATCATACTCGGTGGCTTCAGTAGTACTACTACCTGTTCTTCAAATTCTACTGTTCTCATTTATCCTCCTCATTCTTGTTTATCCCGCATTCCCATTCTGAATTGAGTATTGCTACCCGAGGTTCACCTATTATGTCTAACCATTCACCCATATACTCTTTTTCAAACTCCTCTCTTGCCTCCAAGCCTTCTTTCCATAAGTTATAAAAAAGATTAGGCCCATGACTAACTCCAACAACGATAGTCATTCCGAGAAGTAATCTCTTCTCCACATTTACTCCCATCAAAACCTTGCCAAGCTTTTCCATCTCTCTCAATCGTCGAATCGCCCATTCCGGTTTCCTTTTCGTCCAAATCAATTCCCAGAAAGCAGCAGGTGACTTCTTCGTATCAGAAAAAAACTTATCGTATATCCGGCTTGCAGTAAAATAATAAGGGAAGTATATTGAAAAATCAAAAGACATTTTGATTCTCTCCTTTCACTTCTCATCCACCGTCCCGGCATAACTGGTTAACTTCATACCTAATGACTTAGAGACATTGACTTGCATCAAAGTCGTACCAAGCAAGGTAGCTTCAGACAGACGTACTATCATCCATTCAGGTTTATTACCTACATTGAGCGAACCCCAAAGTACTTCTTGTCCACCTTCTTCCTCCTCTTCTTCTGCATCACAGAAAATCTTGTGGTATAACCGACTTGCTAAGAAGTCATACGGAAAGTATCTCATTGAGGACCTCCTCTTCGAAAGTTCCACAACGGTTGCACCACCGGACTTCCTTTAAGACAATGCAATCAACAGTAATATACTTTTCAGCGACCAATGCTTCCTTATGCATAAGATCAATTTCAGTATGGAAGTGTAACTTATCTCCAGGCTTCCACAATCTTCCTAAGCTAAAGTCATGCTCGCACTTAGCTTTATGTCCAGGCTTCCACAATCCTCCTAAGATAGAGTCATCGGTTTCTTTTACTTCCTGCTCGAAGTACTTCTTTGGTGCCGCCTGAACCCAATAAGTAACTATAGCTACACGCTCAACATAAACGCGAGAAGTTTTTATATTCCCGATTGCCTTCATGCCATCTTTTTCAATTGCTTCCTTCAGGTTTGCTTTCACTTTCGCTCTAGTCACTGAGCCAAGAGAATCCAAACCCATTTCTCTCTTATAGTCAATTATGTATATAACTACTTCTTCTGCTGGTATCTTTACTACATTCATAATAACCCTCCTAAGTCATGCCACCATTCCAGCCCCGGAATGACATATGCTATAATTAACTTCACAGCGAAAGTCACTACCAGTGCAATGACTACCCATGTGCCTATGAATATCAAGTGCTCAGCTTCGATCTCAGTTTTCATTACTCTTCACCTATTCTGAATTTCCAATTCGGGATTACTCTCTTAGTGTGAAATTCACTTACCTTTACTTCTTCTTCTAACCGAGCAACACATTCCGGGCACTTCCAACCAACTGCATCTCTCCGCCACCCTGCATCGACTACATCTGAGATAGTTAGTTTGTCAATTGACTTCACTCCAAGAGGAAACGCCAATCTTTTACCACGAGCAGCAAAATCAAAATAACATTGGCAAGTAATTAGCCTCTCACTTAACTCTTCACCCAAACCAATTAAAACGAACATCTTTTCTTCCATGTTGCCTCCTCCAATTGATAACTCTTGTCTCATATCTAAGCTGCTAATCCAGAAATGAAAATCGCTCCGAGATGCTAAACGCAAACATATGAGACAAGCTATAAGTTATCTCCTTCTACCGCCGACTCCCGGAATGCCTGAAGTCAAAGAGTTAACAGCAGCCTTCGCAGTTGGCTTCTTTGTACTGCTACTCTTCGACGGCCCATTACTACTTCCACCACTTCCGGGCTTTGCCACTTGTTTCATTGCCGATGCCTCTTCCTGTTTGTCTTCAGCCATTGAACCAGCCTTTTGTTGTGCCGCTTTCATACGAGGTTTGTCTCCCTCAATGACATTTGCCTCAGCCAGTGTATCCGCATCCATTCTGGCTCGCCATTCTCTATCACTCGCAGTTATTACTCTGCTCATGTCGTTACCTCTCTACATTTTAAATGGTTTAACTTCTTTCCCAAACAACTTCGCATAATAATTATAGCACGGAGAATCGCACTCCCAATAGAATACGCAACCGAGACACTCATCTTCTACTACTTCTGCTTTCCGCATTAAAACAGGCGATGCCCCTTCATTACAAAGCCTTTTCTCTCCATGCATAATTGCTTCCTTACATTTGTTTAAAGTGTTTTCTGTTTATCTTCACTTTCAGTTGATGCCAATACCTATCTTTAGTCTGAAAGGATATAGCTAAGTGAAGTACTTCCCCTACCTGTTTAACTATCTCCACTCGACCACTAGTAAGTCGAAATTTGATTCCGTCCTCTTCCAACCATTGCTCATCCTGTTCAAGTGGCTGGCTTGTCTCCTTTTTCCTGTTGGGCATTAAACCCCTCCTGCATCTCGATGTTGTCTAACTTAATTATTTCCACATACTTCTGAAGTACTCCTACCAAAAGATCTGCCATACGACTGACATTGGTAACAAGCAAAGTACTTACCGGGTTGCCAGGATTAACTACACTTAAGTTCCTTGCCTCCTCCTTCCAATTTTGCGCCACCGTACCAACTTCGGTCATGAAGTCATAAAACGTTACGGTTTTCAATGTACAATACTTCGGCACATCGTCACCCAAAGTTGGCATGAAAGATTCTTTTTTAGCAGCCCTTTTTTTATCAAGTTCTTTCGCCAGCTTTTTGCGTATAACCTTATTACTTCTTTTCTGTTCCATTCGCTTCTGAAACGCCTCTTCCAAACCAATCGTTTTTTGGTCACTTGTACTCATATCTAATCCTCCTCGTACTTAACTATACCATGATTATTATTCTACTTCCGATAATTCATGACGGTCAATTGCTTCAATTAACTCATTACACTTGCCGGTTTTTCTTAACTCCTCAATCATCTCTTTCCCATCTAACCATTTGTCACCCGGTTGACAAATCGCATTCTGCCAATGGTTTCGATAATACTTGATTTGCTTCCAGTGAAAGATTGCTTCACCCTTATGGGTAGCAGTCCCAATGTGAACAAGATGCCAAGAAACAATCGCATGAAGTACTACAGACTCCGGGAGAGACATACTTTGCGAGGCAACATCATTCGCCCACGACATTTGACTAGGCCATTCTGTCATATTACTACCTCCTTTTTAATCATCTTCATGCTCATTAAGTCTTCGACAGTCTGCTTCAAAGATGCTTTTAGCATAGCTTAAGATGCCTATAGTGCCAAACATCTTCGAATAGCACCCATCAGTAATAGTCGAATGATAACCTCCATCTTCACCTAGAGACAAAACGATAATCCCAACACATTTAGGATTGTCTCTTTGCTGCTCTACTACTCGTGCAGCCATTTCCTTTGTTACTTTGATAACATTGTTTAATGGGGCTGGTTCACTCATCGCCATCCCCCACATGCTCGTTATACTTCTCTCTCCACTGCCATTCTTCATCCGCTTTGCAGCACCATGCTTCAACCTTCAAGTTCTCTGCTGCCCATAACAAATAACTCGAAGGAACCTTATGTATAGGCTTCCCATAATGCTGCTTACCAAACATCCAATATCCTCGTAAAGTTGGCATGTCTATCTCCTCAAGTAGTATCTAACAAATTAAACTTCTTAATCGCCGCCACGATGTGAATACACTGGCCGTCAGCAGCTATTTGCTGAAAGAACTCCTCTTCTGTCGGCCACACTATTACGGATGGATTAATCAACCTCCATTCATCCCGGTAGTATCTCATTTGTCTCCAATGAAATTGGGCTTCTTCTAACTGCTGTGAAGCAGCTATCTTAACTAAATGGAAGGAGATTGCAGAGTAAAAAAGTACTACCCTTGGCATTGACTCAATAACGTTTGGTTTGCTATCCGGCATCTCTTTCATCCTCCACTTTCTTAACCATGTTACGCATTCCAGGACAATCGCCTTCAGTAGCAGCATAACAGTCACCACACGCCTCCTTATCATAGGGTTTCATACAATAGCCAATGTCTTCAATGTCTTCATAACTACACATAGAACCTCCTTTGGTAATGCTACCATTTACGAAGTTAAACTGATTATTGTTTCACCTATAAGTCTATCATACGTTTCAATTCCTTCTTTACAATGACCGTCGCCTTTACTTTAACAATCTCTACTTCAGCCATATCCTTTGCCACATTGCGTTCTCCCCAATAAGCATTGGCACCGAAGTTACGGACCATCTGGTAGTAGGTTAACGCTCGCCTCATACGAAGTACTTTGACCCATCGCCAATCAGTCCCGGCAGTGATGATGCGTTGTGAGTTATTGTGAAGTATTCGATCATGACGAGCACGGTCTTCCTCACTTGACATTTCACAATGTCTATAACCCCAATCATGGATTCGACAGGCTTCCCGTATAGACAAGCCATAAACTGTATCAGGTACAAGGAAATCGCCTATACCACCGGGTCCACAGCCATACGAACTAAACTCTTCAGGGTAGTCCCATTTAAACTTCCAACAATCCGCGTCAGCAAATAGTTCTACTTTACTCATTTCTTACCTCCCTTTTAAAATAGGTAGTAAATCTTTCTTCATAAGCCTTTCCAGATTCTTATCGTACCATTTTCGATAAGTAGGAATTGACTTCTCTTCTCTGAATTCGAACTCCTCCAGAAAACAAGTTGGGCAGAAAAAGATTGGCCCAACCATTATCATTCGAAGAGATGGTATACTACACTTGATACAGGTAGCATTAACAAAGTCCGTGAACCATGTTCTCGCATGGCTATTCAATAAGGCGGATAACTCCATGTAGTCATCTTCTGTTACCCGTTTTGACTTTTTAGTTCGCTTACCGACCAGTGCATCTTCGCCACCATGGCCGTTCTTACAAGTCATACCAGAAGGAGTTTCGAATTGCTTCTCCTGGCAGACAGAACAAAATAACCGCCTATGCTTCAGCATAACTACCCTCCTACTTCAAATGCTCTCATCGCGCTCAAAGCATCTTCCTTGCACTCCTCACAATCTACTTTCCCGCTTTCAAATTCTCGGTTAGAGCATTGATAAAATCCTGGGCAACTCCCATTACTATCAAGACGTTTTGATGCCTCCATTAATATCTTGGTCATATTGCTTTCGTTGTCTTTACTCATTTGACCTCCTCTCCATCTCTTTAACTACTCCAAATAATACTCCTATGGTTGCAGTCATTGCATCTTCTTTGCACTCTTCGCAGTCTTCAAGATCATGCTCAAAGGTACGATTAACACATGCATGAAATCCGCCACAAACATTAGTAGGAGACATAAACGCCTCTTTAAAAACATCTCGATTATCACTCATAATAACTCCTCCTCCCAACGCTTATGCTGATACTCAAGCCACTTATCATAGACAACTTTGTCTCGTTCAACAAGATTCAAGCCAAACTCTTCTTGAAAACAATTGAAACAGAACTTCATGGAACCTACTCGTATCATGCCTTTAGCTACTGCCCCACACTTGAGACATTCGGCATTCTCAAATATTCCATACCATGCTGTAGTATTGTTTTCGATTATCTTGAAGAACTTCTCAAGTACTTCTGATTTCGTCAGTACCTTCTTCTCCCGACGCTTTAACTTTACTTTACCTTTACCAGGCTTTCTACGTTTTAACTTCATAGTCAATCCTCCAATTGCTATACGTTAACCTAAATATGAAGTAGCCGTCCTGACCCAACTATTCCAAAGATGCTTTCCCTCGATAATAAAAAACCTTCTCACTTTACCTATTGTCTTGTGATTTAAAATATTCATTTTCTTCTCCTCTAATTGCTATCAGTTAATATTCTTTACTTCGAAAAAGCCTAATGGTATTCATTTGAGGATACTCTACCTCATAGGCGACACCTTCCAGTAAAGCATGAACTTTATCCGGCTTCGGTAAAACTTCTACTTCCGGTTTAACTTCATTAATTACTTCCGCACCGAGAGCAACCGTAATGTCTTCAATGATATCCATCAACTCTGCTTTCATTGTCACTTCTACTGCATCGCTGCTTTGCTTCTCTTCTTGCGAACCACAACGAGAAGGTTGCTGAAGACCGGCTAAAATTTCTAAGCCTTCTTTGAGTCTTCGAATTAGTTTGTCATAGTCATATGTATTGCCACTGCCAAGAAAAATAACATTGTTAAATTGCCTCATAGTAATCCTCCAATTACAAATAATCTTTACTACTCCATTTCAGGTGATTCATATTGTATTGTCCATCGCACTTTACACTTCGAACATTTAAAAGCGCCAGCGCAACATGAATTCTCTTCTGTATCTCTTGAACAACCAAATAAACGTCTCTCAGTTTTTGTCGTCTTTACTTCTTCCACAAAACCTCCACAACCACAAATAATCTTTTCAACGCCTATCATAAAAATCCTCCAATTGTTATAAGTTATAGTTACTAATATTATAACATACTACTCTGTTGCAGAAGTATTACCGTCACCACTATCACCATCACCAAGGACATTTCGATTATATACTGGCATGAACTTCTTTGCTTGCTCCTCTGCTTCGGCATTGAGCATCTTCATAATGTCTACAAAGTCAATATCCTCTTTAATAACTCCTCTCCTCTGAAGTTCCTCAATGACTAACTCTCGTGGCAGAAGCCCGTCCACAAAGGCTTCACACAAAGCAGTTATCTCCATACTTCGCAGGAAGGATTTGAAGTCGGTATTCACTTTCACTTGCTCCAGCTCATCTTCTATACCTGCCATCTTCGCACTCATAGCAATACAACGATTCATAAAAAACTGGTAGCTAATAGCCCACGACTTCAAAGTACTATCGCTTTCAGCCGTGTCAATTGCTTTCTCAGTAGCAGTTTGTGTACCTGACTTCGTACCCATGATCAATCCCAATCCGTATTTGCTCATTTGTACTTCGAGATCTTTCAAGTCATTCCTACCTGCTTCAATTGCTTTCCCCGAATGTTCTACTACCTTTAAGTCAGCGGATTCATCGGTAGCATGTATTAGAACATTAGCTCCCATGATTGCTTTCTGATTTTGGTTCTTTGCTCCTGGCTCAATACCTAATAACTTACCGAAGTAAGTAATCATACGAGCATAGTGAAGTATATTTCTCTGATCACTCGCAGACTGCCAGTGAGCAAGGTTAAGGTCGGCAAGATCTGACAGTGGCGGGGTAGCAGTCATTTCACTCATTGACTCACCGATTATCCATGAGACAAGGGGTATATATCCACGATTATGAGTACCTTGTGTCTCCAATATCCACTCCTTTTGATGCTTCTCATTTTCCTTGAATATCCATACTTCCCACGTATCCTTATTAATAACCCGTATACGCTCGACCTCTTTTACTCCGTATTTTCCGTCAGCTTCTTCGGTGATTTCAGCTACCCGAATTTGAGAAAGTACTTTCTCTCCATTAATCTTTTCCCATCTCCAACCAATCAAGTTCTTCGCTGTAATCTGTATCCAGTACGGCCTCCAACCCTTTGCCTTCATTGTCTCCAATGTCAGCATACGCCATACGCCTTCTGTCTCTCCCTCTGCTACATCGAGAAATACTACCTTCCCATTATCATCGAGCTTTGTCTCTATCTCCGGCAAGTCAATCAAGACATGAACTATTCCATCAATGATTCCATCCTGGAACATTTGCTTGCTGAATTCGGTTATATCGTTTTCACTTAGATCGACATCTTTAAGCCACCCTCGAATGTCTTCGGGTAACTTCTCCGGAATGTCTATAGCCTTCGAGAATACTTCCCCGGCAAGCTTTTGGACAGTACGCCTGAAAGCATTCAAAAGAAATGACCTTGCTAAACGAGAGTTAAAAGCATCACTCTCTTCTGCTTCTTCTTTCGGCAAGTAGACATTTCCCATTGCTCTCATTGCTTTGGTTCCACCCATGAGATTATGAGGTAACTCTAACACTCGCATGAACCTGTTATGCTCTGGAACCGGCATCTGGACTGCGTCTGCGTCATACTTCTTCTTAATTATAGCCATTGTCTCATCTCCGTTTCGTTGTAGTTAACTTCAGTTTAAACGATTTGTTTTCTCAGTAGCATTAGGAGTTCACTTCTCCCGAAACCACCACGCTCTGCCAATCTATCAAGAGACTGACTTGTACCGAACTTCTCCGAGTAGTACTTATACGCCTCTTCAGCTAACCAATACGGAATAATGGTTGGCGGCTTCGGGTCTCTTCTGCTATGCCCATCATCTCCCATTTTCGAATACTGCTGTTGGATAGGGAAGTTCTTTTGACTACATAGCAGATTATACTCAGCAATACTAGTATTGGCTTTTTCCAATTGTTTACTCATTTTAATTAAATGCTCATTCACGCCATGAACATTCTTTTCGAGTTCGTCGATCTTCTCTTTTTGTTTTGCAATCTCTTCTTCTTGTATCCTGAAACCCTTCTCCACCCTCTTCTTCCAAATTCTTGCTCCCTCTTCACTCTCGGAATTCAAGTCAGCAATTGCTTCTTTGTAAGCAACGAACAATTCGGCATAGTCATTCTCAGCCGTCTTCATATCTACAAATTCGATCTTCTCTGGCAGTATATTCGGTATCATATCTAATCCTCCAATTAGAGTTGAATAATACTACTAGTTCTTGCATCATCTATCGGATACTTGAATACTATATAGTAGCCGACGCCGTCAGTCAAATGACTCAGCATTTTATCTTTTTTCTTTTCCAGCTCGCCAGTACCATCATCTTTCACCATGACACCTTCAAAGTCTTTTATAGTCATAGGGCACTCGTTTGGGTCGATTATCAGGTAGCTTTCACCTATAGTAGTTAGTAGTCGAGAGTTAACTGCATTGACTCTACTTCTCTCCGAACCCATTCGTTTCGGCACTTTGAAGAAGACTCTATCATGGCCGTAATGCTTACGAAGTATTTTAGCTATCAACTCCCAATCACTACCCTCTACCTTCGCAGTACCCCTCGCGCCACCAGTAGAATCACCGTAGCAGAAGATTCGACCCTGATGATTACCAAACATCTCAATTAACTTCTTGCATACTTTCGGAGTATTACTATTTCTTTTAATATATACTTCTCCTATTATAGCACTAATCGTCTTACCTATAATAGGTACGTTGTCTTCATATTCTTGAAGTTCTTGAACTACTGTAGCTGTTCCAGGAGTGACATTGAAGTCAAAACAGAAATTGATATCATCATGTGGATTGTAGTAATCGAGGCACTTCTCTTCATGTCTCTTTTCACTGTAGTTATAGTACGCCCTACCTGTAAAATTAATAAACGAACCTTCATACTCCTGCTGATACACTAACTCGTCCATGTCTTCTTTCGCTTCTTGAATTTCCTCTGCTGAAAGTACTGTCTCTGAGAACCAATGATATAAAGCCCAACGAGGTATAGTACCTTTTAGTGCCGCTGCTTTCATTTGTTTTCGTGCTTTCTCTGCCAAATCATAATAGTGATTTCTACCTTCTGGTACTCCTATGAAATCACACGAACCACCTCTATCACTTAATGCTGGTCGAACATGCTGCTCCCATGTCTCCGACCTAGTATTACCAATTTCATCTATACAACCATGGTCCCAAGGACTACCTTCTAATCTCTCCGGTTTATCTAGTCCCAATACCCATATCTCACATAGGTTCTTGAGAGGTATCATCAAATCAGTTTCACTAGGCTTGCCGGCAATCATGTCCCTTGGCGTCATCATCTTCAGATCTTTCCAGAAGATTCGTTTTGCTTGTGTATAAGTAGGTGCCGCCGCAAAGTATCTACCTCCACCAGGGTGTAGACTACCTACTAGTGCTTTCCTGATTATCTTTCTTTTACCTGCTAGTTCTGTCTTGCCAGAACGCCTACCTGAAGGGATTACATTAAACCGAGATTTACTACACCAAAAAGCATTCTGCTCAATATGTGGTTTTAGTGCGTACCACCTATCATGCAGCCTTGCATCATGAGTCATTCGAGCGCCACGCCGTGTAGTCAATTGAACTCTACCATTAGCTATCTCCATCATTACCTCCGCGTGGTGCTGGGACGCTCAAATCCATTGCTTTAACTAGTTGATTAATTGTTCGTGCTCTCTCTTCTGGAGTAGCTTCATCAAGTACTGCTTCCTTCCCATATGTTTCCTTATGAAGCCTCTCAAGATACCACGCATGGGCTTGCCATTGTGGTAGTATTACTTTCTCTTTTACTTCTACTTCTGTCTGTTTTAACGTACCTACACCTGAAGTCTTTATCTTCTTTTCGACTACTGTATACATACCTGTCCCGCACTTGCGAATGACTTCAAGTGCTTCATGCTCTCTACTCTTACTAATCATTTTCAGGTTCTTACGAAAGTTGTGATACTTCCCTCGTTTCTCTCGCCTCCCCCTATCTAACCATTTACCAAATGTCTTCTTTGTTATGCCTGCCATTTCGGCTGCTCGATACTCAGTCATACCAATTCTAACCGCCTCGAAGATTGACCGTCTAACCGCATTAGTTAACTTGCCTTCACGAAACCCTCGCTTGTTATAACTCCTCGACAAGTTATTAACTCGCTTATGCTTCCTTCTAAATTGTAATCTTTGCGCCATGATAACTCCTATCTGTTAAAGTTAAGTATTGAAACAATTGATTTAAGAGAGTCAATTGTAGCATACTCCTTCCCTCTTATCAAGTCGCCTTCACTGCTATGTCTCTACAGGTTTTTGAGCAAAGCTTGTCTATCTGTTTATAGGCAAACCAACTGCCCTTCCCCTTTTTGTCTCATTTTACTCTATGAGAGAATACCCAAACGAGAGTGCTATGAAGTTACTTTCAAACCTTCATGTCATATGAAAGCCAATGAAATGAAGAGTTAAAAACAATGTGTATGCTATAGCAGTGCATATATGTATTAAAAGCAATTGAAATGATATGATATGAATTCATATGAAATGAAGCCTATAAGTATACCAGTAAGCAACCTACACTTCAATTTTTCATTATGACTTTCAAATTGAAATGAATTCAATCGCTTTGAAAGGTTAAACAACCTGGCAATAACATTCGAGTAAATAAAAGCAGTTGAAATGAAATGAAAATTGAAATGAAGTCAAAGCAGTTAAAAGCCTATAAGCATATATCCAAGTGGTTTTAGCAAATGATATGAATTCATATGAATTTCAATACAGATTGCGAAAGTCCAATATTATCAAGTGATGTGGTTACTATGAAGGCATATCGTTAACAGAATACCCCTATCGTAACCACCACAGCATGTCGTAACCACCATGGCTATAGAATACCCCTATCGTAACCACCATGGCTGTAAAATAGGCTGTGGCAGGTAGAATACGCATATAGCAGGTAGAATACCCCTATAATTAACAGAATACCCGTTATGGCGGTTAAAACAGCCTCCAAAGCTATACCACATAAGCATCTACCCTGAATTCAGCCTAAGTCCATTACTTTTGAAATTTATATGCCAAAGTAATGCGAATCTCGTGAAATCGTAAAATAAATCAAAATAATTTAAAATAAATTTCCTGCCCAAAAGCCTATGGAATAAGGCTTCAGGCTGAATCACGGTTAAAACTCCATTTCTGGCGCTATTTGTATAAACCTTGACAAAACCGCTGTTTTTGGGCCTATTTTTATATCACCATGTGTCAGTCTGTATAGGTTCCAAGCATTATTATCACTTGAAAATAGAAAATAATTGCCTTCGTAAGTACCTAAAATCACTTGGTATTTGCCTGAAGGCTAAAAAAAGATTAAAAAATCCCATATATATACTTGACAAGAAGCCTTCGCGTATTATCTTATGTCTGACTTCGGTCAGTCAATTCATAGGCCGAAGGGGTAGCCACAGAGTGGACGAAACCTACTCTATCACCCAAGAAACTTTGGAGTGATAACAAGTCACAAAATAACGGTTTCCAAATATACCTTAAGCAACAAAAAATCTTATTACGAAAGTAAGTAATTATCGTAAAATAGTTATAGTGGCTGACAACGCTCCCACTTTTGATGATTACCGATAATTTGGAACCGCGTCGATTTTACAACTTAACTCTGATTAAACTGCTTTCGAAAACTTAAGTAATCTAAGTAACCGCAAGTCAGCCGAAGGGTTGATGATTGAAGACGGTGAAAGAGTCAAATGTTGGCGTTTGGCTCACAAGTCGATGTGCTACTGATTACCTTGCTACTTGGTGACAAGTATACTTTCAAGGTATTAAAAACGCTTTCCCGCATTGAAAATTCTACAATGGGGAAATAACTCACATGTGAGCGTTATAAAGGTGATTAGTTATAAAGCACAATACCGGGTGAAAAGTACTTGCTTGCAAGTTATCTCCAATACTTACAACTTGCCTAATTGCATGAAAAAGTAACTCGCAGACAAAAAATCCTCCTCCTATGAAGTTAAGTATTACTAAGTGCTTCAGAGATATACAGTAGCATTAGATATCTCTGCGAAACTATGTCTGAAGTACTTGTTGGCTACTTAACTACAAACAAATAAGGAGAGAAAAAAATGAAAAAGAATCCCCAAAACGTTACTGACATTGACTTCCTGGATGAAATGACTCATAAACCTCATACAATCGAAGACATTGGAAACATCGAAGTTCCTGAAATCCCTTATAACTTAAATTGCTTTCCTGAACTTAAGTCCGAAGTTCTGTGGCATGATAATAACAACATGCACAATTATTTAACTCTGGACTTTGACTTCAAACCAGGTTTCCAAAAGTTTATTTTAGTAGTTGATGATAAGTTTTATTTAGTCGATACTCAAGGTTACGATTATATGAGATATATCATCGAAGTTATTTAATTGAAACCGGGCAGGGTAGTCAAGGGAAACTTTGACTACCTTCCGCAGGTATCTCAATTACGAATACCTCATACATAGGAGAGTTAAATATGTTTGGAATATTAAGAATAGTGACATACAAAACGACTGGCAAGTCTCTAAAAAAGTATCTCAAAGATGACGATAATAAAATAATGCTTTTTGAAGACTTAGTGGAAGCCGATGATTTTACAACCTTCTCCAACGAATGCCATGGAAGTGATATGGAAAACTTGAAGATATACTTCAAAACTGTTAACTATACAACTGGAATGTTTACCGATAGAGATTGAAACCGGGCAGGGTAGTCAAGCTTAAAAAGGTTTGACTACCTTTAGCAGGTATCTCAATTAAGAAGTACCCAATAGGAGGATATATCATGGCTAATATAGCTAATAATGGTGGCAAATGGATTCGAACTCTCAAGAGACATGCAATCTACAAAAGAGACAATTTAAAATGTATCTACTGTGGCAATGCTCCTGAAAACTCGATTTTAACTCTCGACCATATTATCTCTCAAGAACTTGGTGGTGATAACTCAGCAAGTAATCTGGTAACATGTTGTAAAACATGTAACTCCATGAAGGGAAGTAAAACAATTCGACAGTTTTTTATCTACCTTCGAGATAAAGGTATTGATACAGATCTTATAGGTAAAAGAATTCGTCGTAATACCAAACGAAAGCTGAAAGGTGTTAAAAATTATAAGTAATTGAAACCGGGCAGGGTAGTCAAACATATAGTTTGACTACCTTTAGCAGGTATCTCAATTATGAAGTACCTACCAAATAGGAGGATTAAAAATGTCTAGTGTTATGAATATCTCTATGGGTAAAAACAAAATGACTCGCATAGTTCTTAATACTGAAAAACTTTCTTGTAACTATATCGAGAAGACAACTGGCGTCGATTATAATGTTTATAAAAGTGAGCATCGGTGTCTCAAATGTTGCCATGAAGTCAATTGGGTAGTTTGGCCTACTGTTAACACTGCCAAAAGTACTTGTTCAGACTGTGGGGAAAAACTTACTCTATCAATTAAAAATCTTGAAATGTCTAAGACTTTCTAAAATTGAAACCGGCTCGGAGTAGTCAAGCTTTAAACGGTTTGACTACTTACGAAGGTATCTCAATTATGAGTTATCTAACTTAAATAGGAGGATTTAAAAATGTTAAGCGAAGCCAAACAATTAGAGAAAAGTTTTTCGACCATGAAGCAAACTTTCGAGAAGTTGGAGAAAGTCGCAGACAAGCAAATTGGGAAATCTTCAAACTACTTCTCTCCGCCCAACGGTGTTCTGACAGTGAGTGAAGCCGTCGCAAAGTCCTTCAAACATTACTCCCAAATGAAAAGTTTCACCGCGCTCAAAGTCGCCAAATATGCCAATAACTTAAGAGTCAAATCTGGCGGACCTGATATGCAAGCTACTTGTGGCGGTTATATTTCAGTTATTATCGCCACTTTAGACGCTATGGGAGTAATCGAAACCGATGGAAAAATCATTAAAGTGGCGTACACAGTACACATTTTTTAACGATTGAAACCGGGCAGGGTAGTCAAGCGAGTACTTAAGTTTGACTACCTTCCGCAGGTATCTCAATTATGAAGTACCTACCAAATAGGAGGATTTACAATGAATTATAATAGACAAAGCAATGTCCAGACAAGTGCGAAATCAGCCGTTAACTCTTTATTTTCAAGTGCTCGTTTCTCTCATTTGACTTCAGATACAATTAATGAGAGATTTTTGGAAATCAAAAAGAACTTGCCGAAAGGAACTCCTCGACACATCTCCGCTTTCTTAGACGGAATGAGAGAAGTTCATAACGACAGATTAATGAGAGACGAATTAGAATTCTGCTACCTAGTAACTGGCCAAACAGAAAACAAGAAAGGCAAAATGTTAACTTTCGAAAATCATTTGGTTACTACTGATAGAAAGTCTGGTAGCTATTATGAAGCAGTCGGAATTCAGCCTTCGGAATTGCAAAAAATATCTGTCTCAAGTGGCTTTTACTATAAAGGAACTCGGGACATTTACTTCTCCACTCCAAATGCATATTACGCTAAATTGTATAACCGGGCAGGGTAGTCAAGCTTTAAACGGTTTGACTACCTTCGGCAGGTAACACAATTATGTGTTATACTACATATAGGAGGATTAAAGATGATAAACAAGGAAACCGCAATGGCACTATCAATTGGAACAGAAATTTTTCACATCTTTCAATGCAATGCCGACGGCACTCCACAACGATGGAGAGTCAATGGAAAGTGCAAAACCTGGAAAACAGCGCCGAAAAATTTTAAAGTTCCTGTAAAACGCGGCCTGAAAGAATTCGCTTATTTAACTCAAGAGAACAATCGTGAATTGACTACCGACTTCGAGTTAAACTGTGGCAAATGTGGTGAGTCAATGCTTTATAACGATTCATTCCATGTAGCCGGGATTAATAATATTCTTTTCTGCCATAAACATAAAAGAGGAGTCTAAAAATGATGCAGTTATCCGGATGGCTTATGTTTATTATCGCATTCCTTGCACTACTTGGAATGCTCGATATCATCAACTTAACTTATAACTACCTCGCAAAAAGGTTTGACTTCAAAGCGTTGTTTTATAAGTTCTGGGAAATGATTAATTGAAACCGGGCAGGGTAGTCAAGCTGAAGCAATTTGGTTTGACTACCTTTCGCAGGTATCTCAATTATGAAGTACCTACCAAATAGGAGGATTAAAAAATGAAATGTGACTTCTGTAAAAAAGAATTCATTGACTCTGGTAAAAATATTCATCTTGCATATGCTACTGGAAAAACAGTTTGTAGCGATTCAAAATGTCAAGATGACTCAATTATAGAAGATAGTAAAATTGTCGATGCAATGAAGTCAACTACATGGAGGAGTTAATCATGGGAAAGCGAAAAATGGAAATGATTGAAAATATTCTTGAACTACTTCGGCCAAATGCTTATCTACCGGAGAGAAGTGAATGGGTAGACACTCAAAGTGGATTACTTCGCATGTCTGTTCGAGAGTTGAATGCGATAACAGTACTCCTTATGGCGAAAAGAAATAAGAAAACCTAATTGAAACCGGGCAGGGTAGTCAAGGGAAACTTTGACTACCTTCCGCAGGTATCTCAATTATGAGTTATCTAATGCATAGGAGGATTTATTATGAATACCGCTATTTTATTTGGACATGCCAGAGTTGATGGAATCGCAAGGGTTGTCGAAATCGTCAGTAGTAATGCCAAAACCGTCATGGTACGGAAATCCTATAAAGGGGTGCCGTATGGCAAGATATTCAAGAGACATATCAGAAAGCATGGAGTACGCATCCACGGCATTAACGTCATCCGAAATGACTACATGGGGTAAAAATGAAACTATTTATTTGCCTTTTAATTTTTCGATTTAACTTCAACTTCGGCCATGCTGAAAAGGTTATGTATCGCTGGAATCGACTTATGACATATAGACTTGATAAAGAATACTATACCAGTATGGCAAAACTATTTAATATTATCAATTGAAACCGGGCAGGGTAGACAATGGTCTATATGACTTGTCTACCTGGCAGGTATCTCAATTATGAAGTGCCTATAACTACATTGGAGGATTTTCAATCATGGCGAAGAAAGCAAGTAGTAAAAAGAAATCAGATGAAATGGTTGTTGAAGCAGTTTTCGAGAAAGATACCAAAAGAAAAGCGCGTTTTAAGGTTGGTGACTACTCGGAGCCTATCTCTGGCACCATCTACTTTGACAAAGAGAAAGTCAAAAACATGCCAAAAAGAATCATCATTGAAATCGTCGAAGACGATACAGACGACTAATTGAAACCGGGCAGGGTAGGCAATCTGAAAGGATTGTCTACCTTCAGCAGGTATCTCAATTATGAAGTACCTACCAAATAGGAGGATTAAAAATGGGAACAACTTGCTTAATTCATATTATAGACAGTCCCAACGATGACTATGCTTGTGGGCATTGTTACAGTATAATAGAAGGTGATGAAGAAATTTGTCAAGTCTGTGGCTTCATAACCGATGTTGAAGAAGTTATCTACATGTCTTTAAAAACATTACAAATTTACAAAAAAGCCAAAGAAAAAAAGAAGTAATTGAAACCGGGCAGGATAGACAATGGTCTATATGACTTGTCTATCTGGCAGGTATCTCAATTATGAGTTACCAGATATAGGAGGATTTATTATGTCAGCAACTTCCAGAAAACCGTTTAATTTTCGCGAAGTATCGACAAAACGTTTTTGTCTCATTTGTAATAAAGGTCTCAAGCTAAACTTGCTTGCTAAAGTACCAGAAGCGAAATACTGCTTCACCCATCATAAACGGCAAATTACAATCAAGCAAGATATGAAAGCAATGCAAAGAGACGTCGCGAGACAAGGCAAACCGATTTACTAGGAGCCTATTATGAAATCAATTTCAATTCCATACAAAGCAGCGGAAAAGGAAGGTCTCATTGGAAAAGTTTTTCTAATCTGGATTAATGAGGTAGCTATTTTAGACGAAACTACTCGCGACATAATATCTCGCGAATGGGAAAATGGCACCATCGAACTTATAATCCCGAAAGAAAAACTAAATGAATAATTGAAACCGGGCAGGGTAGTCAAGCTTATGTTTGACTACCTTCCGCAGGTATCTCAATTATGAGTTACCTAATACTATATAGGAGGATTTCATGCCAAGAGTCGAAATAACAATTACCAAAGATGGTAAAATTAAGAGAGAAGCATTTGACTTCAAAGGTGCCGCATGTCTACAAAAGACAGCCTTTTTGGATGATCTTTTTGGTGAACCTGTCGAGAGTGAAGTAAAAGACGAGTACTACCAAGAAGAAGATAACATTTCAAACGGGTTGCCTTCTGGGTGGTGTGGATAACTATTAACTAGGAGATATAAAAGTGTCCAAAAGAACGAAAATATTCGAACAGTTAATAAACGAATCAGCCTATGGTCAAAAATGTGCAAGACTAGTTAAAATACTTTCAAAGTGTACTCCGGAAGCTGATTCATTCGAAGTGATGATAGAAGCGGCGAAAGCAGTCGTAAACCATACTTCTATCGTTGAACATTTTAAAACGAAAGGATTCGAATAATGTCTCATATCTATACTTATGAAGCGAATATCAAGAATGCTCTCCTCTTTCTGAAAACTTGTAAAGACATTGGAGCTACTCAAATCCAGACAGGCAAGCATCTTATCGACCAATATGGTAGTAACAAAGTCCCTTGTATTGCTTCTTGTCTGCTACCCGATTGGAAATACCCAATCGCAGTGACAAATGAAGGTGATGTAAAATATGACCATTGGGGCGCTAAAAACGGCCAACTGAGTATGGAAACTTTATCCAAATGCATTCAAGGTTACTGGAAAGAAGAAGTCACCCAAGCAATTGATTGGATGGAAGTTACCGACTACTCAGAAGTAACACTCCCAAACGGTGATGTTAAACTGGTATTGATGTATGACGATTAATTGAAACCGGGCAGGGTAGGCAATCTGAAAGGATTGTCTACCTTCAGCAGGTATCTCAATTATGAAGTACCTACCAAATAGGAGGATTAAAAATGGAATTGAAAGAAACCGTTGTTAGAAGGAAAGAAGAAGAGAAGTCATTTCATGGATTTCGGGAAATGGATTCTGTTCTTGACTTCGATAAAGATAAACATTTTCTTGTCTTAGTCCAAGAAGAGGAAACTCCAACACCATATCTTGTTGATAGATTTAACTATAAGCAAGCCATGAAAGAATTACAGGAATATCGAAAATATCTTGGTAGCGAAAATTTTATCTACCTTCCCTTTTTATCACCCTTTTGATTGAAACCGGGCAGGGTAGTCAAGCAATTAGTTAAGTTTGACTACTTTCCGCAGGTATCTCAATTATGATTTACCTATACAATAGGAGGATTTATTATGTGTCAGCAACTTATCGACCATCTTCGAGCTGGCTTCCCTTGCTACTGGATTAATACTTCCGAAGCAGATCGAGTGAAGACGAGTGTTCAGGAAGCAATCGAAAACTTTGAATTCAAAGATGGTAGTAAAGCCCAAGTTACCTCTTGGAATTGTTTAGACTCTGCTGGACCAATGCCTGGATTACAACCTTTGAATGAGTTAACTAGTACTCAAGGTCGAGCAGTAAAATTCCTGTATAACTTTCATTGGTTTATAGACAAGCCACCGGTTATCCAAACAATACAGGATTCATTTTCTGTTTGGGCAAATGAAGGCAAAGCCATTGTAGTGGTAGCGCCTGTCGAGAAAATACCTGCTGAGTTAAAAAATGACTTCACTATGATAGAGTTAAAACTTCCAGATAGTGAAGAAATCCAGGAAATAATCGAGCATTCATCACCGGCTAAAGAATTTATGCCGAAAGGCAAAGACCTTAAGCAAATTGTTAATGCCTCAAAAGGCTTGCCAAAAAGGGAATTGCAAAATGTCTATAATTTATCGCTTGTAAAAGAGAAAAGGTTTGACATTAAAGTGATAAACGATTATAGAAGTCAAGCAATTAAAAATTCTGGATTGGCTACAGTACTCGAACCAACCGTCAAACCTGAAGACATTATTGGTTATGACATTCCAAGAGATTTTGTTATGTCTACAATTCACAATCCCAATGCGAAAGGTGTACTATTCATCGGACCTCCAGGCTGTGGTAAAACAATGTTGGTGAAGTCATTTGCATATGCTTCCAAAAAATTGACTCTAATGATTAATACAGGTCAGCTATTCTCAAAGTATCATGGCGAAACTGACAAAAACGTCAAAGCACTTATCGACCTTGCATGGTCATTGGGTGATAGTTATTTCGTCTTCGATGAAATGGAAAAGCAATTTGCCGGAGTCGGCGGAAGTAGTTCTATGGATAGTGGAGTAACTAGCAGAGCAATCGGCCAATTCTTAGAGTTCTTTCAGAATAGACCGCCTGGATGCTACATCGGTGGTACTTGTAACACCTTCCGTGGTTTGCCTCCAGAGTACTTACGAGCAGGCCGCTGGGACACCGCACCGATTTATATCGGACTACCCAATGAAAAGGTTCGGAAGAAGATCATGAATCACTATATAGACAAGTTCCAATTGACTCCCAACCAATGTAAAGTCATTCCGAAAACAGATCATTGGTCGGGTAGCGAAATTGAAACTCTCTGCCACAATGCTGAAATGAGAGGTTCAACTCTTATAGAAGCAAGCAAATTCGTGTTGCCTCTATACACTACTATGAAAGAGGAAATCGTGGGACTGGAAAAATGGTCAGAGGGACGGACTATTAAAAGTGATGATATGATTGGAGAGAAAGTTAAATTAAAGAAACGTCGTATAGATGTTTAGGAGGTAACTTGGAAGACAAAAAAAGTCCATCGAAAATGATTGGCTGCCCAACAAAAGAATGTCCTTTTTGTGAAGCAGGTATACCAGTCAAGGTAATAGTGCCGATTACTGACTTGAAAACACACGAAACATGTTATCTCACAATGTCAAGAAAGCACTATGAAAAGTATTACAAATCTCAATTTGACAATGTATAATTGAAACCGGGCAGGGTAGTCAAGCTTTAAGACAGTTTGACTACCTTCCGCAGGTATCTCAATTATGAAGTACCTATAACTACATGGAGGTTTATTATGGGTCATCTCATATTTATTACATTACATTTTTTTGCTTTTTTGTTTGGCTTCTTCGGTTTATTTATTACAATACCATTGCACATAATATATTCAGCAGTGTACAAGCCGAAACCTCCAATCAAAATGAGCACAAAGGAAGCATACCATGCAGCCTTATCAGGAAAAGAAGTAAAATGATTGAAACCGGGCAGGGTAGTCAAGCTTTAAGACAGTTTGACTACCTATAGCAGGTATCTCAATTATGAGTTATCTAACATAGGAGGATTTGAAAAATGTCAAAAAGTAATAAGCAAAAAAAAGCCGAAGCCAATGCCGCCAGAGCAAAGCAGCAGAAAGGTAGTCAAGAGAAACCCTCTACCAAAACGCCGGAAACAACACCCAAAGCAGTCAAATCAAGTGACTGGATTATAGGTTACAATAGTCGCGTTATTGGTTCAGTGGTTCACGCTGTGACTGCCGATGGATCAATGCTTTGCAATAAGAAAGTACTTCTTGAACCTGGCATTTGGAAAGATCCAACGGAAGTTACTTGCTGTAAATGTTGGGATCGAAGAGTTATTAAAGACTTAGTTTTGGAAGTCAAAGCGGCTGACAGGAAAGCATTCGTCGTGAAGAAAAAACCACCGGAGAAAACAGCTGCCGAAGAGAAAGCTTTCATCAAAAAGATCCATGACAAAGCTGGACTTCAAAAGAAGACTACTCCCCAGCAAGTGGATGATAAGAAAGCACTTGAGCCGAAACCAAAGTTAGACATTAACAAGCCAAAACCGCTTGACTCAAAAGAGGACTTCCTCACGAGAGAAGATGTTAACACCATCTTGAAAGTTCGATTTGCTTTAATGACTAAGAAGTTCATCAAAGTACTCTCTGAAATGGTCTCTGAGCAAGTCCAGGACATTGTGTCTGGTAGACCGGACTTCTTTGTAGTATCGAAGTCAAATGGAAAGTATTCGATCATCCACGAGCCTTCTCGGTACGTCATAGCTGATAACATGTCAGCCGAAAGTGCTGAAGAACTTTTGACGGAATACATTAAAATTCCGGAGAAGTGGGACGGGAAAGCCAAACCAACAAAAACATGGATGACTGCTATTACAAGCATCTATGAAAATTTTGTTGGTCCCGTCGGTGATGCTGAAGTCAAATTGAAAACGAGACGAAAAGAGAAGCAATCAAGTCTCTCGATTCGAAGACATTCAAAGAAAACAACTACCAAGTTGAAAGTCCGTCGGCGTGGCCGATAATGATTGAAACCGGGCAGGGTAGACAAGCATCTCGTTTGTCTACCTAGCAGGTATCTCAATTATGATTTACCTATAACTACATTGGAGGATTAAATCATGGCGAAGATGAAAAGAAAAGTGGCTTTAATCGAAGTATGGGAAAGTAAAGCACTTGAAACCCTCGTTAAGGAAACAGCTCATTACTTGAGAGAAAGCTTTACTACTCTATATGACATTCTTGTGGAATCCGAGACTATAAGCAAACATGGCTGTATCGAGTTAACTCAAGAAGTACTATCAACCATCTTACAGGATTCCATGGCAGAAAGTCGAAACAAACTGCATCCAACATTATTAGAAGTTGTCTCAAAAGAGATTCGAGAATGCTCTGAAGAGGATGAGAATGATGACCACGATAGTGAAGAATTCGAACCGGATAGCAAGAGAAGGAAACCCGACAAAAAACCTTCGAAAAAGAAAGTCAAAGCATTTGAAAAAGCTTTTATGAATTTCATGGAAGAAGTAGATGACGACAATTCTCTCGAGTGTGCTACCTCCGAGATGATAACCATGTATGAAGACATGGTGGACAGACTCGACTACTAATTGAAACCGGGCAGGGTAGTCAAGCTGAAGCAATTTGGTTTGACTACCTTTCGCAGGTATCTCAATTATGAGTTATCTAAACTAATAGGAGGATTTATATCATGGCTAAAAATACGAGCATTGACTTGACTCAAAGGATTGACAAACTAAATGAGTGCGTACTGATTAACTTTCAGAGAGGTTTTTGGACTGCTTCCGCGAAGTTTGATAAGAATAAACTTGGCAAGAAAGTTCCAAAGGAAATTGTGAGAGCTACCCAAGATTTACTTCATGATAAAACTCTGATAGATGATATCTTGACAGTACAAAATAAAGCGAAGTACTTTGTCAAAAACAATTCACTTCCCTTCCCTATTGACTCTGTTTTTCGAATCCCACAAGATAAAATACTCGAAGTAGAAGAGACCTTGAATAATGAATATATGCCGATGTTTTATGAGAGGGTAGAAATACTTGCTGAAGCAATTACTTCTCTCAAGGCAAAGTTCAAGAAAAAATATCCCAACGAATATCACCCTGAACTCTATCCGAGTAAAAAAGAAATCAGGCAACGATTTTATATTCGATGGACTCCCTTCTACTTCGGAGTACCTTCAAAAGGACTCGAAGTATTTGACAGCAAGGCATACCAAATGCAGGTCTCCAAGATTAAAGGTATGTTAGACGAGATGGAAGAAATGACAGTGACAGTTATTGGGAATGACTTACTGAAGCGTATAGACAACTTGCACAGCAAATGTCAAGATGACGGTGACGAACTACATGGAAAGTCTGTCGGTTCTATCTCTCGCTTTATAGACAAGTGGGATGATCTGTGGCGTGGCGAAGTAGACGACAAAAAACTAACCATGATAGTTGGCAGACTTAGACGGGAAATGAAGAAAGTAAGTATAGACAGACTGAAAAATAATGATGACTTTCGAAATGAGATTTCCGGCAAGCTAGAGGGAATTATGGCAAAGCTTGAGAAGATACCTAATGTCGAACTCAAAAGAAAAATTGACTTATAGGTTATAGGCTGTTATACTGCTAACTTAAATCAGAAAGGTTCTTTATGAAATGTCTATACTGCTATCACTTCATGGATTCCAAAATTTTGAATCCTGTCCGGAAAGTCGGTGAAGATCTTCTAAAAAAATGCAAAGTAACGAAGTCTAAAATATCAATTGACTCCGATACCTGCCAATACTTCAACCCAGTTACTACTTTTTATTGTGACATCAACCGGCAAAGATTGCATATATTAAATTGTCTTCAAAGACGGTTTAATGAAAAGAATCTCGAAGATTGGAACCCTTGTAAAAGTTGTAGACAATTTGAGCAAGAAGTAAAAGCGATAATTCAAAAGTACTATATCGAAACTTCGGAAGTACTCAAGTTGAAAACAGAAAAACACCAATCAGGACTTAAAGTTCGGAGAAAAAAGAAATCGAAACCACTTAAAAGAAGGAGAGTCAAAATTGCCAAAACCCCAACAGCCAAACTCAAACGACGGAGAGGTAACAATCGAAAATAGTATCCCATCTACAGAACAAAGTCCTTTTGAAAAGGTCGCAAAATTTCGAGAGTATTCTGACTTATGCAATGAGTCAAAGAAAATAATAGCAATAGTTCTCGATACTCCAAAAGAATATTTTCACTTGATAACTACGGAAACCGGTTTGATTACGAAAAATAGTGTAAAATATTTTCTCGAAAAAAGGTGGCCAACTTTCATTGTCAACCATGTGATGGAAGAGTTGAAAACGTGGGTGTCTCATTTTTAACGAGGAGGATTTAAAATAAAAAGCGACTCGGAATTAATTTTTCTGGGTCGCTTTTTTTTGTGCTTTTTTTTTGTGTTATAATATATAGATATAGATAACTAGTCGGACCGGGGACTGCCAAACACACTATCCATAGGGGGAGAACAGCATGAACAGACGATATAAAATATTCAAAGACAACCCGTTAAGATGCAAAATAAATAAAACACTTCGATTAAAAATTAAAGAACTTTTTCAATACGATAAAACATATTGGGAACACAAAGCAGGATGGAAAGGCAAGTCAGGAGTACTTCGCAATCAATACTCTCCATTCATTACCGGAAATGATAAGACCGGTGGACACTTCTTTATGGGTTCTTTACCGCGTGTCTTAAAGTACTGCAAAGCCGAAGGTATTATAGTCAAAGCACAAGATATGAAGAAGACAGTTGACTTGGTAGCAGTAGAAAGAGAGCCTATACTTCCTGGAATTACTTTTAGACCTGATCAACTTGAAGCAATTGAAGCCACTAAAAAGAACTACTTCGGTCGCATCATTGCGCCTACCAGAAGTGGCAAGACAATTGTTCAACTTGGTATAGCAAGTCAATTCCCATCTAAACGAATATTACTACTCGCTCATACAAAAGAACTTATCAAGCAATTAGGGCAAGAGGCCACAAAATATAGTCAAAAACTTCCAACTGTCTATACTCCTGGCAACGTCAAAGAAATTGAAAGTGATCTCCTCTATATAGACAATACCGATAGTTCGTGTCTCATGATATGTACTATCCAATCACTCTCCAAAATTCCAAAAGATAAGTTGTCCCATGTCTTCGATATCATTATGATAGATGAAGCACATCACGTTAACCGACCACGATCCATGTACGGCAAACTACTTTTAACTATAACTACACCTCGAAGATATGGCTTTACTGCTACCCTGCCAACTGAAAAAGCAGAAGAGTTATTCAATGAAGGTATGCTTGGGGATATAGTGGCAGAGCTATCTGTAGAGGAAGCAATGAGTAAAGGTATTGTGGCTACCCCCAGAGTTGAAATGGCGGTAGTTCCTTATGAAAAGCAAATCAACTATGAGTGCCGGACTTATAAGGACTACTATCAATATGGCATAATCGAGAATGAGTCAAGACATAAGCTAATTGCCGACCGTGTTAAACTATCATTAGCATTCAATAATCCTACTCTAATCATAATTGAGAACATACAACATGGACAAAATATCAGAAATCATATATATCGGCATGTAGGAATTCGTATTCCATTCGTGAAAGGAAAAACGAATGAAGATATGAAGCAAGCGAGATTAAATAAAATAAAAGCAGGAAGGGAACTCATTACTATATGCTCAAGAGTTTGGATGGAAGGTATCACCATGCAGAACCTGGAGGTAGTCATTTACGCAGCAGCCATGAAGGAAAAGAAAAGAATACTACAAGCAATGGGTAGAGGACTTGGAGTTACTAGTAGCAAAACCAAGATAACTCTCATGGACTTCTTAGACCCTTATAGATACCTCGCTGGCCACAGTGTAGCAAGGCAAAGTGTTTATATTCAGGAAGGGTGGATGAAATGGATATAATCAAATTTTTAGAAGACATTGGAGTTGAGATATCTCTAAGTGGAAAAAACATAGCACCCGGATGGATAGGTATGAATTGCATCTTCTGCGAAGATACTACTAATCATTTTGGAGTGAGAGTAGAAGATTTAAAATGTACTTGTTGGAAGTGTGGTGGTCATTCTATCATTACTTTAGTTCAAGAGTATACTAACTACACTCGGAAGCAAGTCACCAAAATACTCAAGAATCTCGATGTAGCTAATCTCAAATTACTACCACCTCCAAAGGGTGCTGCCAAAAGGTATAGGAAAAATCTATTCCCTACAGAAGCCCAAATAACTATACCAGTACTTCATGCTGAGTATCTCAAAAAGCGTGGCTTCCATCCACATTTACTCACTCGAAAATATGACTTACGATTCGTGTCTACAGTCGGCAAGTATAAATTTAGAATTATCATACCTTATTATAATAGGCGTATACTTTACTCTTTTACTTCACGAGCCATTGATGATAGAATGCTTCCATACCTTCATCCTCGAAAAACCTCAGTCCCTTTGTCTCCAAAAGAAATGATCTACAACATTGATTCGGTTCGACCTTATACAGATTGTCTTGTTTCCGAAGGGCCGTTTGATGTTTGGAAATTTGGTGATGGTAGTGTAGGTACTTCTGGGACTACCTTTACCAGAACTCAAGTACTACTCCTGAAAGAGAAGAAAATACGCAATCTATTTATAATGATGGACAATGATATAATAGACATTAACGGTCGAAAAACGAAAAGATCGAAGTCAAAAACAAAAGCCCTGGAACTATACCGCTTAATGAGACACCATGTTCAGAATGCTGAGATACTAAACAATGTCATAACGAATGATCTCGGTGAAATGACTACCCAAGACATATTGGAATTAAGACAAGCAATTAACTTCAACCACAATTTATAGGAGGTTCGATGAAATTAGAGATACCTGAAAAATTTACATCTGATGAACCAGAAGAAAAATTGTTTTATATTATGGTCCCATGCAAATTACTACAAACCGAAAAGATAAGGCCAGGTGAAGCATTAGTTGCTTCGTTAATATATTCTCTTCAGCAAAACAAAGAAAATATATGCTATGCTTCAAATAGCTATATCTCAAAAAAATTAGGCTTACATGAAACATCGGTTACGAAAGCAATTGCCAGACTTAAAAGTAAAAAAGTCCTCGAGATAGTTGGTTTCAATGGTCGCAAAAGATTCATGAAAATAACTACTAATATTTTTCGCCTACCCTGCATAGGCGATTCGCCTACAAATAAGAAAGATGATAATAAGTCTAAATCTAAAGATTTAGACGGTTGCAAAAAACCGCAACCAAGCGAAGTACTTTGTGGCGATAACTATAAAGGCGCTATTGTTTGGAAAATAGTAAATGGTATTGAGAAACAAAGATGGCCGTTGCTTTATATAAGAAAACGAAGATTAACTTTCAAACAAAAAAAAGTCATTGATCATTGGTGTAGTAAAGGCAAACCTTTTGCAACTCCTCAAAAAATGAAATCGGTTATTAAATCATTGCAAACTATTTTTAGAAAACAATCCTTCCCACAAGTTATTCAAGTTATTGATTTGGCATTTAGCTTTATTACAAACGAAGATTTTAGATTTATGAAAAAAAGTTTTTCGTTTACTGTTTTTTTAGATAATTTATATCCAATAGACGAAGATAAAACATATAGAAATGAAGTAAAAAAATTTAAACAAGCTCTTCCAAAAAGACATAAATTATCATGGTATAATCTTTTTAGACTTAAAGATGAAGCATGGTTAATAAAACATCTATACCGAGAATTATCTACGAGTCAAAAAGATCAATACTATCACTTCATAATTAAACACATACGGACTGGACTTCTCTCATATAAAACAGATTTAAAAGTAGTTCGAGGCGCAAGGAAAATGAAGCAATATGCTGAATTAAATAATGTAGGCTTCGCAACTATGAAAGATGACTTTGAAACTTTCTTAGGAGTCAAGTATCCTGATATTACCAAATTAAAACCTTATTATCTTGCTTCAGATAATTTCTGGAATGAGCAGTATTCGGAATGGATAGTTGAATTTGGCAGAGACAAACCAAAACCAATAGAAAAAGTTGAAAGGATATGAAATGGGATTGAAAGTTAGACGTAAAAGGAAAATACTTCCCAAACCATACTATGAGACAAAGCTTGGAAAGTTATATCATGGGGATTGTTTAAGAATAATGCCTTTATTAGAACAAGCTGATTTGATAGTAACCGATCCACCTTATGGGGTAGGCAAAGCTAAATGGGATACGAAATTTCCAAAAAAAATAATCTGGAAAATGATGTGTAGCAGATTAAAACAAAATGGAAACTTACTAGTGATTCCAGGAGAGAAGTATCTACCACAAAAAATCAAAATAATTTCATCTATATTTGACTACCAGTGGATCATCCCATGGTATAAGCCAAACGCAATGCAATTTGGCAAAACAGGTTTTTCAAAATATAATCTAATATGGTGGTTTTCAAAAGGGAAGCCTAGTTATAAACCTAAAATGGTCGATGTCATTATCGTCTCAATGGGTAGAAGTGAAGATAAAATAAAATGGCATCCAACCCCAAAACCTTTACTAGTCATTAAACATTTGATATACAATTTCAAGTTTGATAACTGCATAGTGTTAGACCCATATCAAGGTTCTGGGACTGTCCCGGTAGCATGTGAATATCTAGGAGTCAAATGGATTGCAATTGAAAAAGATTTATCTTTTTGCCGACAGTCTTCTGAAAGAATAAAAGAAGAAGCGAGACGAATTAAATTATTTTCTTAACTACTGTGGAAAGGATTCAATATGAAATTGAAGCGGAGAAAAAGTAAGCCAAAGCAAATTATTAAAAGGGAAAAACCCCAAGAGATTGAAGATGAGTCAATAGTTATTCAATACATGATAATGCATCATAACGTCTGCGATGCAGGATACCAGTACTACAACCAAGGACAGTTAGAATTAAACTGGATTAGTAAACCGTATCGGAAGATCTTTGAAAAGGTTTTGAAGTACTACGGAGAGTATGGCAAATCTCCCAAACGCGCGATAGGACTACTGATACGTGGAAAGAAGTCCGATGAAATCTCACTTGATGAAGACATGCTTGCTGGAATAGCGGCTGAGTATGAGGCAAACCGAAAGGGATATAAAATATCACCTAAGTTTATTATCAATGAAGTCATGCCGCGTTTCATTAGAAGCATTAAGTTAAACGGAATCCTTGCAAACATAGACACGCAAGTAACCAGAGGAGAATTGGAAAAGGCTGAAGAGTTATTGATAGGATATGAAAGAGTAACAAGCGAACCACCTGATATTACATTTGGCTTTACTACTCCCTTTTCATATGAATATCATGAAGATCTATTCGAAAGACAAAAAGATCATGGTGATGAAATATTCTCTTTTCCAAAAGATGCAGGAGATATAAGGTATCTCGTCGGACCATTAAAACGCAAATGGTTAGTTAGTATTGCAGGAAGTACAAAATCTGGTAAAACTTACTTTCTATGGGAGATGGCTATTCGCGCTGCATTAGAGCAAAACAGAAAAGTACTTTTCTTCTCTCCTGAAATGACTGAAGAAGATATGATGAATGAGCGGTTTATGCCATGGCTATTAGAAAAACCGGCTACTAAATTTGGTGATCAAAATTATGACTACCTCCCAACGCTTGACTGCTTACGAAATCAATTTGCGACTTGCCCGAAAAAAAGCAAGCATGAAAGTTTAGCGCCTAATGAGAATAGGCTTTTACCCTTAACAACTACCATAATTGAAAATCAAGTAGTCACCCCAGAACAATTAGATGCAAATGAAAGAGTTTGTAGAAAATGGAATACATGCCAACTATGTAGATATGATAAATCGAAAGATTATCACCCTGCGGTATTTTGGGAGAAAGAAAAACTTGGCAGAGCTATCTCTTCATACCAAAATACTCTTAAGCAAACTAAAGATAACCTTCAGATCTATGCCAAAGACAGAACAAACAATTTAAAAGTAAAGTACTTTCCAAAATATCTTGTCACTATAGAACAGTGTATTGAATCTGCGAAAAGATATAGAGACAAACATAACTATGACTTTGACATAGTGATATTTGATTATCTTGATATACTTTTACTATCAGGTGGGAATGACGATGCTCCTAAATGGCAGAAGATAGACCATATATGGAAACTTGCAAGTGGCTTTGCTCAAGAAACCAATTCACTAGTCCTCACTGGAGAACAAACTACTCAAGCAGGTAGAACCAAAAGACTACTCGATCATACTGTAACCTCTGAAGCAAGTGCAAAAGATCATCACTTAAATAAAAAAATCGGACTTGCCAAAGTAAAAGAAGAAACAAAAAATAATATATGCAGAGCTAATATGATATACGACAGACATCGACCTTTTGACCGCAAAACAGAAGTATTAATCACTCAAGATTTGACACATGCGAATGCTATAACTGATTCAATCTTCTGGCGAAATAATGAAATGCCGATATACCCAATTAAAATACCAGATGAATAAATACGAACTATTATCATTCGCTAATTAATCTTTTAATATTATTCTTTGATAATATTGGAGAAAACTAAATAGCCATAGACCCTTTACCACCGGGCCTTTATGTTGCGCCTAATTTTTAAAAATAATTTATGTCCGGATACATGCTATTTTTTTTACATGCTATAATGTAATTGACAATCGGAAATCGCTTCCGATTATTTTTAACTCTTTATTATTTTGGAGGATTTACTCATGAGCAAGAAGACTGGTAAAAAAAGTAGTGGCAAGAAAGTCTCCCCGGAGATGAAAGAACTTTTGACAAATGTCAAGAAGTTAAACGAAGTGGATGATGTGGAAACGCTGGACGTCAAGCAGGACTTCGGCGACCTCAAAGAGGAGTTCATGGAAACCGTCGAGCAGTTAGATGATGAAGATGAACTCGGTAACGTCCCCAAATCCGTTATCAAGTACTACGAAGGACTTGCCAAAGATGCCGAAGACGACGATGACGGTGATGGCGACGGGGATGATGATGGCGACGGGGATGATGATGAAGATGATCTCTCCGAAATGTCTCTCAAAGATCTCAAGGCGAAAGCCAAGGAAGTCGGCGTCAAATCAAAGGCCATGATGGTTGCCGGAAAGAAAAAGAAAACTCTCATCAAACTGATTGAAGCCCTGGCCGAAGATGATGATAACGGTGATGAAGACGGCGACGGTGATGAAGACGGTGATGAAGACGGTGACGGTGATGAAGACGGTGAAGGCAATGACTCACCCAAAGCAGTTGCCGAAGAGTCATTCAGCGAGGCCGAAGACATTGACGACCTTAAAGCCATTGTCAAGGAGCATGAGCTGGACGTGAAGATCAAAAAGGCCTCCAAGTTCAAGGCCACCAAAAAACTCGTTGCCGCCGAAATCGAAGAGATGGATGATGACTCCGATGACGGTGACGGTGATGAAGACAGTGAAGAGGAAGATCTGGACGAGCTGTCCACCAAGCAGTTAAAAGCTCTCATCAAAGATGAAGGTTTGAAGGTGAAGACAAAAGACAAGACAGATAAAACCATCATCAAACTGATCGAAAAGGCCCGCGCCAAAGCCTCCTCCAAAGAAGAGAAGACCGGCGGAAAGCCTGACCGTTTCACTAAACCCGATGGAGCTATCTCTGTCTCCGATGCCGTGGCTGCTGCGTTCAAGGCATCCAAGGGGAAGAAGACTTCTACTGCTAAACTGTCTGTGAAAGCCAATGATCTTCGAATCGAATCCGGCGGAGCCGATAACAAATCCACTGTGGCCGGCTACATCAAGGTAGTACTGCAATCCATGGAAGCAGTCGGGGCGGCCAAACGCTCCGGTAAAAATGTCACCATCATGAAGAAATAATTACTGCTTGCCTACCTGCCAAATACCAAAAGGCCAGAGGGAATCTTCTTCCTTCTGGCTTTTTTTAGGTTTAAACTTTTACTACCTTCATAGAAGGAGAGTACTATGAAACGGAGAAAGCAAAATATCTTATTAGTTGAACCGCCATACAAGTCAAGCGTACTACCACTAAGCCTTCAGAAGTTTGCTACCTACCATTTAAATAAGGGTGATAACGTTACCTTTACCCACGACCCGTATAATACTTTTAATGTAACTGACAATCAAACCTTTCATAAAATCTACATTACTTCTGTTTTCACATACTATGGGAGAATAGTCATTGACACAGCTAATTTCCTACAACGAAAATTCCCAAAAGCTAAAGTCAAAATCGGTGGCGTATTTGCTTCCCTCATGCCAGAAACGGTCGAGAAGTATACCAGCCTAAAACCCCATATAAGCTTGTATAAGCCTATAGAAGATCAACTACCTGACTTTACTACCTTCCCGAAGGTAGAGTATGGAAGGGTAGTGACTACTCGTGGATGCATTAATAAATGCGAGTTCTGTGCCGTACCTACACTAGAGCCAAAATTCAGTGTATGTAGCAACTGGAAGGCCCAAATACAGCACATCTATGACAATGGCTTACGATTGCTTGACATTCAAGATAACAACTACCTAGCAGCGCCTAAGTCCCATCAGAAGGAAGTCACTAAGTTCCTCCGGACATTAGACGGTATGGCGTCAGACTTCAATCAGGCGCTCGAAGCGAAATTATATAAGGACTTCCATAGCAAGCTACTAATGACTATAAACTTGACTACCTTGCGCTTTGCCTTTGACGGTATGCATGAAGATGGTTACTTCCAAGATGCAGTCAAGCGAGCTCGAAAAGATGGTTTCACAAAACGGATAACAGTCTACATTTTATATAACTTTGAAGATACTCCCGAAGACTTTTGGTATCGGATGATGGAAGCTTTCCTATTAGGCTGCTCAGTCCATCCCATGAAGTACGCGCCATTGAATGTTATGAATCGGAAGTATGTCGGCACTCACTGGAGCAAACAACATATCAAAGGTCTCCATTTACTTCTGAACCGGGCAAGTAATATTGCCAGTAGTAAAGAGTATGGACCGAAAGATCTAAAAAGGGAAACGCCTTATAAGCATTTTGGTAGGACTGCCGAAGAGTTTATAGACATGATTACTAACCTCAGTAAGAGGCTACCTATTAGGCACTTCAGCGAAGTCCGTCAGAACCCACACTTAATTAACAGTGGTCTTGGCTTTATAGACAAAACCGAAATAAAAGAGTCAAGAGAAAAAGCAATCAAAACCGGTGCTATAATTAAGAAGAACTTTAACACTGTTAAGACCGATTACGACCGACACTTCAACAAAAAGGAGAAGACAAACAAAAAGAAGAAGACAAACAAAAAGAAGAAAGATCGAGTTGGCGATTATAAAACAAATATTAGGAGGAGAAAAAAATGAAAACAGAGAAGCAGCAAATAATTGTTGGTGAGTTACTCGAAGCATTAGACTCACTGAAAACCGTGACGAGTATAGACATTGTAACAGATCTCGCAGTCGTCGCGTTTCACGATAACTACATCATGGCAAGAAATAACTCCTGCTTTATTGCCAAGAGATTCACTCATCCCTTCGAGAAGTGTGTCCTGCCATACATCCAATTCCGAGATTTTCTTACCAAATTCGGAGCAAGTAAACGCCTGACCATGTGGCAAGAAGACAAGAAAGTGAAAGCATTCTTTAAAGTCAAAAAGGGAAAGCGAAAAACCTCAGCCTCAATGGCTTTACTTCCCTCCATCTGGAAAAGACAATTTGAAACGACTATGGAATTTGTCAAACTCCGAAAAAAGATGAAAGATGAAATGAAAAAAATCCCCGAAGACTTCCCATTTGCTTTGAAGTCATGTTTGCCTACCTTGCCTCGAGAGTCATTAAGATTTGATCTAACTCTATTTTCAATTGATAATAGAAACATTACTTCCTGTGATGACTCACGAATTTCCAGATTCAAAATGGGTAAAGGCTTCGGAAAAGATGTTCTCTTTTATCTCTCCAGGCAAGATGCCACTACCGTTATTAATCTTGACTTCAACAAGTACTTCTTTCGTGAAGGCTTCATCCACTTTGTCTCTAAAGATCTGTATGCCAAATTTGCCTTGCCTGTAGACATTTCATATCCTCCGGTTACGGATGATATGTTTGACTATGACCGACATGTAACCGTAGCAGTAGCTCCGTTAATAGCTTTGCTCGAGAGAACAATCCTCTTCGCCGAAGGTAAGACGGACATTGCCAAGATTGCTACCCTTGAGATAAGTGATGGTGTCTATACGTTAAAGGCAAAGAACAGTTTTGGCAAAAGTGTCGAAAGTAATAAACTAACAGGTGACATTGAAGTCAAACTATTCCTGAATCCAATCTACTTGTCTCAAATACTTTCGGCAGTATCACCCAAGAAGGTGGACATTGGAATAGTTGACTCCGGCAATGGCTATAAGTTAATCTTCAATGAAGAACGTTTTAAATATTTGATGGTATCCTATACCAGATAGGAGAAAGTATTATGGCGAGTTTAGATAAGAAGTATAGACCGAAAACATTCAAAGCATTTCTAGGCAATAGAGAAGTAGTTATCTCCATCAAAGCACATTTAAAAAAGATGGATACTTTTCCTTCGAGCATACTAC